ATGGAAAAAAAACTAGTAATTGGCTTTTTTACAGATGTGTTTTTCCCGATGATCGATGGCGTAGTTAATGTTGTAGATAATTATGCAAAAACATTGTCTAAGACTGCTGAAGTGTATGTTATTGCACCTGATTACGGAAAAATTGAAAATATTAATTGTTTCCCATATAAGGTCATCAGAACAAAGTCGATCAAAATTCACAAATTAGATTATCGAATATCGTTTCCAGGCTTTGATGCATTTTTCCGTAAGAACATAAAAGACATAAAATTTGATATTGCTCATATACATAGTCCATTTGCTGTAGGTAATTATGGAATTAGTTACGCAAAGAAAAATAACATTCCAGTTGTTGCAACATTGCATAGCCAATATAAGAAAGATTTCTATGAGCATACCAAAAACAAATTTATCAGTGACATGGCGACAACTGAATTAATGAGAAGATTTAATAAATGTGACCGACTAATAGCAGTAAATGACGAAGTTGCAAAAGTGTTTTATGAATACGGGACAGAAAGAATGCCAAGCGTCCTACATAACGCAACGGATTTATTACCTTTGGCTGATGAACAACATTCTAATGATTTGAGAAAAAAACATCAAATTCAAATTGAACATAAAGTTCTATTATATGTCGGTCGTTTGGATAAAATTAAAAATATTGATTTTATAATTGACTCCCTGATTATTTTAAAAAAAAGAGATTTCAAGTTTAAAATGGTTTTTATTGGATCAGGACCATATGAAGAATTTATGAGAAAAAAAATTGATGAAAATGGACTGTATGAGAACACGATTTTTACAGGTCGAATTACAAACAGACTTGAACTGTCTGCATACTATAAATTGTCCGATCTCTTCTTACTACCATCACTATATGATTCTTCATCCCTTGTTCAAGTTGAAGCTGCTAGTCAACGTACACCCACATTGTTTCTTGAAAAAGCGGTAACAGCAAGTACAATTGTTGATGGCGTCAACGGATACATTTCGCACAACTCACATATAAAGTACGCAGAAAAGATAATCAGTATTTTTAATGATGAAAAAAGCCATGAGCAAATATGTGATAATGCATTTAGAGATCTATACTTGACATGGGATCAAATAGTCACAGAACTAATAATTCACTACCAAGAATTGATTGAAGATAGTCGAAAATAGTGTTGGACAGTGGAATACTGAGTAAGTAGTATTACCATGTATATTTATCAGCCATCAGGTGACCTATAAAGGTATCCGATGGCTTTTTTCCAAATTAGTGTCTTACGCAACATATTTAGCTTCAAAAAAAATTAGATAATAACGACCTTATAATTCATAATCTTATCGTACTTTTCGTTATGATAAGTACCTGTTGCTAAAGGTTTTAGTGCTTCAAAAGTATGTCGATTTTCTGAGAATTCTTTATCTGTATAATTCTTGGTTCCTGCTACACAGAAGACAATGTTTTCAGGTGTAACTGAGATGATCTTGTAGATGAATGAACGCAATGTATCACTATCAACTTCCTGGATGGGCTCTAGTAAATTGTTGAGTGTAGTTTCAATCTTTGCAAGTCTTGAACGTGTATCGTAGTTCGTTAAGTACTCACCTTCAAGCTTTCTAATCTCGGTTTTGTTATTGTGTAGCTGCAAGGTCAATGATTGGTATTTGCTGTTGAAATCCTCCTGGGAAAGATTAGGATTCTTCACTTGAACATCAATTAAGTTTGATATCATTCTTTCAAGCTCATCGCCTTGTGTTTGAAGCTTTTGAATCTTGATTTCAACATCACTAATTCGAATGGTTGACTTGATGATTTTCTGAATGTTTGGAATGATATCCCTTTCCTGTAAAAACACCTCGTTTAGCATTTTCACAGTTGCACCTTCAATCATTTCTTGGTATGTTGCTTTAGCCTTACAGTGAGCTTTACCGTCGATGTAGCCACCACATTGTTGCATGACTCTTTGAGCTGGTGTGCCGTAATTCCAATAGCGTCTTTTCAAGGTTCGACCGCATTCTGAGCAAACGATAAATGCTGAGAATGGATAAGTGACATTGTACTTGGCCAGGTTCTTATCCTTACCAACTTTTACCTTGCTACGATCCTCTCTGATCCTTTGTGCGAGGAGGAATGTTTCTCTATCGATGATTGCTTCGTGTGCATTCTCGGTGTGATACATCGGAGCGAGTTCTTTATTCTTAACTTTCTTATGTGAAAGGTAATCAACCGTCAGCGTTTTCTGTTGAACCAAATCACCGATGTATTTTTCGTTCTTAAGGATTACTGCAACTGTGGACATACTCCATTTGGTTGCACCAGCACCTGTGGTAGCACCTAAGGATTCCATGTGTTTTGCAATCTTCATCGGACCGATACCACTCACATACATTTGGAAGATTTCACGGACGATTTTTGCTTCTTCAGGTACAACGATTAAGTTGCCACCTCGTTTGTCTTTGGTATAACCTAAGAACCGATTGTGATTCACAATTGGAACGCTATTATTGAAACGCTTTTGAACATTCCATTTGACGTTCTCACTCACATTTCTTGCTTCCTCTTGGGCGATGGATGACATGATAGTTAATAAGAAGTCCACCTTTGGATCTGAGGAGTAGATGTTTTCTTTTTCGAAGAATATCTCAACATTGATTGCTCGCATCTCTCTGATGTAGTTTAAGCAATCGACGGTGTTTCTAGCGAAACGCGAGATTGACTTTGTCATAATCAAATCGATTTCACCACGCTTTGCAGCATCCATCATATTATTGAACTGCTTCCTGTGCTTAGTGGAAGTACCGCTGATGCCTTCATCTGCATAGATACCACAGAATGTCCATTCAGGGTTATTTTGAATCCTTTCGGTGTATTCGTCCGTTTGAGCGATGTAACTCGTTTTCTGTTCCTCATTATCGGTGGACACTCTAACGTATGCACACACGCGTTTTTTGAGGTTCTTAGGTAGGGTTCCTGATAAATCGAATACAGGTTTTGGTTGTATGACTCTGACTTGTTTGTTTTGCATTAATATTACCTCCTTGGTTAGTACATATACATCACTCTAAAAGCAATGAATAGCAAGTCAATTCCCAACTATTTCATTGCTTTCTGATGTAATAAAGGTTATGTTGTATTGTTGTTTCAATCTGGACAGTATTTCTTTGTATTCACTTTCAGTGAGAAGCTTTTCCATATAAAGGTTAAAAGCTATCCTAACTGAGTAATCGTATTTCATTTGATCGGTAACGATCGTAGTCTTATTCATTGGTATCCTTTCTAAAGGATAAAAAGAAAAAAAAGGAATTGCCATAGCAATCCCTAGGGAAAGTGCGTGCCTTATGAGCACTGAGTTTGTGACGCTGCCTAACCTACCAACAGTAGTTTATCACTAACTAAAATTTAAAACTACATGCCAGTGGCACAAACGTATTGTAAGGTTTATAAGAAGTTAGGAATTTGAAAATTCTTTGAAATTGTACCTGCATGAATACCATGTATAATAAGGTTTTCTGACTGTGCTTTTGTAAAGTTAAACATTTCATCAAGAATAAAGAAACAACCTCCGCCATCTATGTTGTAAAATATCTTAGAGATATAGTGCCGGTTATAGTATGAAAAGAGCATCACTTGATTCTTGTGATAGGTTTGAGTGCGCCAGAAGAAGTCAATTTTATGCTCGCTATATCTCACCAGGATGACATCATCGTTCTCTGCATTGATATTATAAGGCAGGACTTGCTTGAGTTCATTATCTACCATCTCGTAGGTCCTAAATGCGAGCGTGTGACTAATCCTGTTCGAGAATGGATTACCGGTTATGTGATCAATCGAAACACCATAGAACTGTGATAGCTTAATTAAATCGTGTATTCCAATCTCCCTGGAGCCATTCTCGTAATTGAGATAGCCTTGGCGGGATTTTTTTATGACGCTAGCTACTTGGGTTGTTGATAAGTTGTGTGAGACACGCAAACGTTTCAAATTCTCACAGATAAACAAATTATTGAAATCATCTTCGGTGTTTAATTTAACCATGGAGGTCACCTCTTCACATTCGTATATTTTCGCAAGAATGATACCACAACAAATGTTTACAAGTCAATGTTACTGATGACATTAACTATCAATTCTATCGTAAAAACAAGGGTTTTCATCCATATGAAAACTCTTTTTGTTGCTGTTGTGATTTCGCTTCTCCAAGTTATTTTTTGACGGATTGCTTTCTCATATAATCAAGGCACCATCGAATTTAGCGAAAGGAGGAAAGTACATGCCTGTCAACGGAACAGGGAAAGTTCAGAATCGCGACAAAGCCACACCACTACCAAGGTTTTATCTAATCGAGCATAGAAACAATTTGGGTTTATCGGTTGAAGAAGTATCAAGGATGTTGAATCTCTCGCACTATTACTATTACCAAATAGAAAGTGGTCGAAGGGGTCAGAAATTACCGATTCCACTCGTGTTAGAGCTCATCAAAGTTTTGCAGATCGATGCGATCAAATTTCTAGAGCTCGAGAGTGAACATGTAAAGAAACACAACGAATTCAATCGGATGAAGTAAAAAAAGACGCCAAGCTTGTATTTGGGGTACAAACCTGGCCAGTAGAAAAGCGACCGCCCTTCTACAATTCCGATTATACAACTCATTACTAAAATAACAAACCATTGAAAGGATAAAAATGGACGACAAGGGCTTTTTTCGAGAGATTATCGATATTTATATCCAAAGATTCGATATCAAAGAAAACACCAAGCGTTCCTACGGGAAGATGCTTGCCCAGTTCGCTGAGTTCGCTGATGGCTTGCCTAACCTACCAACTAGGCAAGATGTCATGGCTTATCGTGAACAACTGAAGTCCAGGCTAAGAGCTGCATCCGTTCAAAAACACATTGTAGTCATAAGGGGATTTTATCGATGGTACTACATTGAAGGTTTCGGACCCAATGCAGCTGAAGGTGTAAAAGGTATGAAGATTGAATCCGACTTTAAGAGGGAATCATTATCTCTTGAAGCGGCTATTAAACTATTAAACAGAGCGAAACGCTATTCGAGTAAGAGCATCATTGGAAAAAGAGATCATGCTCTGATTGCGCTATTATTAACAACCGGATTAAGAACAATTGAAGTGGAAAGAGCAGATGTGGATGATATCAGCTTCGTTGATGAAACCAAGGTGTTATACATCATGGGTAAAGGTCACGATGAGAAAGATGCGTATGTCAAACTCTCTCCAGAAGTGTATGGCTTGATTGAAGAATATTTGATCGAGCGACAAGATGAATATAAACCACTCTTCATTAATCATACGAAACCCTATCAGGGAACCAGACTGAGGACACGAATGATTAGTATGGTGGTTAAAGAAATGCTTAGAGATATCGGGATCGATGATCCCAAGTATTCTGCCCATAGCCTTAGGCATACAGCAGCTTCTTTAGCGCTGGACTTGGGTGGAGATTTAGATGCAGCACAGCAATTAATGCGCCATAAAGACATATCTACCACGAAGATTTATGCTCACCGATTGAGCAAAGCTAAGAATCATCTTGAGTGGCAGATAAGCACAGCGCTATTCCAAACTACCAAAAAGAAAAAGTGAAGGGAAAACCTATGATTAGAGAGTTTGAACACAATGCCTATGGCAAAGTTCGTGCCACGATAGTGGATGATGAACCTTGCTTCAACCTGAAGGATCTCTGTCGCATGTTTGAGATTAAAAGCGTATCAGAAGTCCGGACCAAACTGAACGACACCAGTATAAAGCTTGTGAGCGTTCCCCACGATAAAACACATCAAAATATGTTCTTTGTTACCGCAGACCACCTATCCACCATATTCTTCCAATCTAAGCGCAAAGACGCAGAAGTAATTGGAGATTGGTTATATCGCACCGTATTACCTCAACTCATCCGTTATGGCATCTATCAGATTGAGGATTTTGAGAATCCGGATAAGATTATCGAATTCCTGGATGAGTTTCAAGAATTAAAAGTTAGAGCAAATGTCCTAGAAACTACACTCAAAATGAATACACCAAAGATTAAAGCCATAGATAACTTATTAGGAACTACGAGTTGTGTGGATCTAGATATGGTTCATGAAGTGATACGCTTCAAGAATATCGGTCGAGACGTCCTGTTAAAGATTCTAAGAACTGCTCATGTTTTAGATGAACAGAACATACCGTTTCAAGACTTCTGTGATAAGAAGTATTTCAGAGTCGTTGAAGCGAAAGTGGTATCGAGTGGAACAGTTATCAAGTCAACCAAAACATACGTCTATAAAGGCGGAATTACATTCATCGAAAGGATCCTAAAAGAATACGATGGAAACAAACAACGTAAAGAAAAATGAGAATGTCTATAGCGTGAATGAGCTTCAAGAGATACTTCAAGTCAAGAGACCGACACTTTTAAAGTATATCAAGACAAAGAAAATCAAAGCTTTCAAGGTTGGGAACCAATGGAGAGTAACTCAAGAACACTTAGATGAATTCATTCTACGAAACATGAAGTAAGGACAACTGTTTGCTGCTTCACACTTACCGATAATGCTTGTGAACAGAAACGTGAACTATACATCAAGTAGTGTTCAAGTGGTTATCAAGTAGGCGTGAAGTGGCGTTCAAGTGTCATTTAGTAAATGCCCGAAATGGGCGGTTTTTAACTATACTCACGAAAGGGAAAACTTATGGCACGACCATTCAAACAAGGCTTACAATACTTTCCTCTGGACGTGAACATTTTTGAAGATGAAAAGATTCAAGACCTTAATCTTGCTTTCGGTTATTTTGGTGAGATTATCTATATCAGACTTTTAGCGATGATTTATGCGAACGGCTACTTTCTAGAAAAATCAATCTCATCATTAGCAAAGACGCTTGTGAAAAGCATCGGTGCGAACTGGGCTCCAAATCCAGTCGATATTGAAGAGGTGATTGTGTACTGTGGGAAGGTTGGTCTTTTCAACAATGATCTATTGAAGGACGATGTGATCACATCAAAATCGATTCAAAAACAGTTCATCCTATCTACCCGAAGACGAAAAAACACTGGTGCTGATAAGTACTGGTTACTCGATGAAAAAACGATGCTAGAATTAAGCATTTTCAATAAAACAAACAAAAACATTACTGTCGACAATAATCTGATTAATGTAGACACAAATGGCGTTAGTGATAACAATAATCAAGTTAATGCTGACAATAACCGAGTTAATGTAAACAAAAGTACACAAAAAGAAAAAGAAAAGAAAAAAGAAAGAAAAAATGATAAAGAGGATAAAGAAGATAAAGGGCCGTACGGCCTCCCTAAATTACATTTTATTACCAATTCTTTAATCAAAAACAAATACATCGATGAAACCTCTCTTGATGTCATCAAATATAACATTCTCTTTGAAGAAACCATACGAGGTTATGGGTTTGAAGACGTTCTATCAGCTGTGGACTATGTCGTTAAATACTCAAAGAATCCTAATCCACCTATAGAAGATAAATTCGCATTCATGAGGGATTCACTTCAAAACAATTTAAAACAATTTGAACATAGGAGGAAGATGTCAAATGAGTCATTCGAATCGTGGATTAAACGAACCCTTCTACAAGTGGATTGATGATGTTAGAAGAGCGATGAGGAAAGAAAAAGAACTCCAGGAAAAATTGGAGTTCTATAACATGAAGCTTATTGGATACAAAGGTGTATCTTATGATCGCATTGGATCTTCTGGTTCACGTTCTTCTGGAGATGGTGAGTTGTTGTATTGGTTAGATAAGATGGACATAATTGAGAAACAAGTTTTAAATAACAACAAAATAATAAGCAGTTATTATTCTTTTCTTTCAAAAATAACATGTGATGAGATTTTGCTTCTCAAACAGTTAATAATAGAAAATAAAGTGAATATCTTTTCTAAATCAGAAAAGTACAATAAAATAAATATCATGATTAGAAAATGGATGAATTACAAGGTATAAGAACTGCCCCTTTCTAAAAAAATGTAAAATTAAATGATTGATTCCCTTATTTATGTTCGATTTAAGCAAGAATTTGATATAATTTTCATAATGGGAGTTGATTAATATGACATTTAAGAAATATGTTTGGACAATTGGGAACACCACATTTAGAGAAAGTAATCTTAATCTCAAAATTGAAATTCAGCTAAATGCACTAAAAGAACTATTTTTGCAATATCCTGATGAACAGTGGGCTCCTAATCTTCAAAATAAGTATTATGATCTGCTGTCTACTAAAAGTATTGACGGTAAACCTTTTATTAGAGGAACTGCTCCGAACAAAGCAAAGGATGCACGACAATTAACATCTGCGTTAGCGGACCTAGGTTTAGTTGATAGAGATTCTAGAAAACTCACTGAAATAGGGAATAAAATCCTATCTATTCGTGAACTAGAAGCAGGGCAAAATGATGAGTTTTTTGAGATTGATAAAGACAGCTTTGTCTATTTAAAACAACTTCTTAAAACGCAAATATACGAAGAAGACATAAAAATTAAACCCTTTCTGGCATTTCTATACCTAGTAACAAAACATGAATATCTCAGTAGACAAGAGTTCACATATTTGTTACCAACTTGTCTAAACGTATCTGATGTTATTGATACTTCAGAAACCATAGTGCAACTACGAAATGGTGAAGTTTCTATCGAATCCATAATCGCTAACAAAATCTCAAGCATGTCAAATTATAACGAAGCTTTAGAATTGCTGCTTAGTTCTCCTGATGTTTCTGAAGATACAATTACAGCAATTGGGTTTAATCGTAAATCCACTTCATATGACAAACCTATATTTCCAGTATATCTATGTCTTTTTGATATGTTCGAAAACAAAGATATTGACTCAGTCGAAGCAAAAATTTCAAAAGCTAAGAGATTACATTTAATGTTGAAAAAAATTAATAGTAATCAACAGGTTTCATGGAGAAAATATTTAAAAGTTAACAACAGAAAAATCAATTCAGATTCTATTGTTAGAATTTATGAGAATGAACTTTTTAGTTGTTCAACGGATAATGCATTTAAGGAAAAGTTCTTTTATGCATGGCATACGATGAAATGGGAGAGTACTCTCGAGGATTATTTTGATTTAAATAGAAGATATTTTTTGCTTACAGACATAATTAAGTATAATCAAGAACAATTTTCATTAACAACTTTAGCTTCAGCTTTTTTTGAAGATTTAGTTGATGATTTACTACAAGAACCATTACTAAATCAGGATGAGTACATAATTAAGTACCTGAAAGACATATCATTGGTGGATATTAATCCTGTTTTAGATAAAAGCAAGAATGATGTTTATCGTAGTGTTCAGATTAAGCTTGGTATTGATCCTGAGATTACAGACATTGAGCTGTTTTTAAAGAATAAGAGAAATCAAGAGTTTAATGAGCTTATTGATCTAAAATTTCCTGAAGAAGTGCTATTAGAGTTGATGGATTCATTTATTGATAGAAATGATGAACGGATTAAGGAATTAGTTACAGACGATGCAACTCCATCGACATGCTTCGAGTATATCATAGGTATTATCTGGTATAAGCAGAGCGGAAGAATCGGTTTTATAGAAGATTTTCTCAAACTTTCATTGGATGCGAATTATCTTCCTAAATCACATGCCATTGGCGGTAATGCAGATTTAGTGTTTACTTACGAAGGCACTGATACGTATCCCAAGCATAACATGCTTCTAGAGGTTACACTTAGTGAAAGAGATTCGCAAAGACAAATGGAATGGGAACCAGTAACCAGACATCTTGAATCACAACTTCTGAAATCTAGGAATGTCAATGACTATTGTGTCTTCGTTGCTTCTGTACTGAGCAAGAAGACCATGCAAACATTTAGACTACAAAAAGATTATGAAATTGATGGGTTTGAAGATGCAAGAATAAAAATAATCACTTTAGATGGAAGAGATATAAAACAAATCATTCTAAACAATCGAGATTATGCTTCACTTTACTCTATTTTTGAAAATGCGTTTTTGTCACCCAGAATTAGCAATGAATGGTATCAAAAAGATATTGTAACAACTTTATAGTTTTTTATGCTTTCATTTAGGTATATCATAAGTTATAATAGATGCATTAGATGCCTAAAATGGAAATGGAGTCAGTATGGAAACGATAGCAATTAGAAATAGAAGATATTTAGGGAGTAAAACCAAACTGATTGATTTTATAAAGAAAGTTGTTTTGGATGAATGTGTTGGAATCAACAGCTTTGCAGATATTTTTGCTGGAACGGGTAATGTGGCAGCGACATTTAATGATTTTCATACATCGATAATCGTTAATGATATTCTTCAATCAAATTATATTGCATATCATTCGTGGTTCTCTGCAGAAGAATTTGATCATGAAAAAATTCAAAATTTGATAAACAACTATAATTTGATTGAATGTGAAACAGATAATTATTTCTCTATCAATTTTAAAGAAACGTATTTTAATACAATAAATTCTCGACTGATTGGTTACATCAGGGAAGATATTGAATCAAAATTTAATAACAATGAAATCAATAAAAGAGAAAAATCAATTTTGATAACATCATTAATTTATGCGATGGATCGTATTGCTAATACTGTAGGACATTATGATGCATATATTATAGGTAAGGCTAAGAGTGATCGAATTAAGATGCTAATGTTGGACTTACCATTGAATGAAGTAAATAGAAATAATCTGATATTTAACAGTGATGCAAATGAATTGGTGAAAACAATTGAAGCCGATTTAGTATATATCGATCCGCCTTACAATTCACGTCAATATTCGGATGCTTATCACCTATTAGAAAATGTTGCTAAGTGGGATAAACCCGAAGTCTTTGGTGTAGCAAAGAAAATGAAACGTGATGACTCAATAAAGAGCAAGTACTGTCTTAGTTCAGCACCTCGTCATTTCTCAGATTTAATCAGCAATATAAAGGCTAAGTACATATTGGTCTCATACAACAACATGGGGACAAATGGTGCTGGACGTTCACAAGCAAAAATCTCTGATGCGGATATTATTAATGCTCTTTCAAAAAGAGGAGAAGTAAAAATATTCGAAAAAGAATTTAATCAGTTTACTACAGGTAAATCAAAGGTTTTAGACCACAAAGAACGGTTGTTTCTCTGTATTGTTGGTGATGAACAGGAATATAGTACAGTAGAGAAAATAAATGGTTATGCAAAGTCTCCGCTCAATTATACAGGTGGAAAGTACAAATTAATACCACAACTTTTTGAACGGATGCCGAAAAAACATGATGTTTTCATTGATTTATTTGGCGGAGGGTTTAACGTCGGGGTTAATGTTAGTTCACTAACAACGATATATAACGATAAACAGAAAGAAGTTGCAAGACTAGTAAAGCTGTTTTATAAGTATGATTCTGATTATATTATTGGAAAAATAGAGAGCATTATCAAAAAATACGGGTTAAGCGACACTAATTTGAATGGTTACGAGTATTATGGCTGCAGTAGCGATAATGGGGTTGGTTCATTCAATAAAGAAGGTTATTCAAAATTAAGACAATATTACAATTCCTTAAAGAGCTCTGAAGTTAAAGATTTTGTTCTTTTAACACTCATAATTTTTGCGTTTAATAATCAGATTCGATTTAATTCAAGTAAAGAGTTTAATATGCCAGTTGGAAAGAGAGATTTAAATTCATCGACAAGAAGAAATATTAAAGATTTTGCTTCCATGATTAAAAATCACAATTTAATTGTTTATTCTAAAGACTTTAAAGAGATAAAAATTGATGAATACGCAAACGCATTCATATACTGTGACCCACCATATATACTTGGTAATGCAAGTTATAATGAGAACAATGGGTGGTCACATAAAGATGAAAATGATTTGCTCGATTTTTTAAGCAAAGCATCATTAGCGGGACATAAATTTGCCTTATCTAATGTCGTTGAACATAAAGGTGAGGTTCATCATGAACTACTGCACTGGGCTTTGAATAATAGATATAATATTATTTATTTAAACGCAAACTACAATAACTCAAATTATCAGATTAAAGATAAAAACGGAAAGACTCAAGAAGTATTAATAACAAACTATTGATTTATGTTATGTGTTAGTGTTCGTACAATAGTTTTGATCATTTTATTTTTGGCTAAATCGTTAAAGTTCAATATTGAAATGTAATAAATATAAATAGAATTTGTATTTATCATCTACTAGCTCTATAATAATCTTATAGAGTTTTTTTATATAATAAGATTGAATTACGGAGGGGGATAGTATGATGAGCAATTCGAAATGGCTTAAGTATGATTTACATATGCATTCATTTGCTTCAAAACACAAGGACAATGGTAGGGTCAAAGAAATGGATGCACAGTCTTTTGCTGACATATTGATCAATGCTGGTGTTGAAGTTTTTAGTGTGACTGATCATAATGTTTTCGATAGTGATTTTTATTCGAAACTGACAGATTATATAAAGGATAAAAATATTAGGCTGATTTACGGGATTGAACTAGATGTTTATGTAGACAGTAATAACTTTTTTCAAATGGGAGCATATTTTTCTCCAAATGTCGATATGACAAAAATAGATCCTATTATAACTGAACTATACAAAGACGGAAAAAAACCATTGTTAAGTGAGATAATTGCGAGATTATTTCAGTTAAAAACAAAGTTTATACTTATACCCGAAGGTAATAAAGCGAAAGGAATTGTTGATGTTTTAAAGCATCTCGACGATATTTCTAAAGATGATATATATAAATTTGCGATGTATAAAATTTTTAGCGCATATGACGTTAGACCGAGCTTTAATGAAATAAGCCAAAATGAATGGGCAGCTAACTTTTATACACATTCAGTAAGAGCTGATGAGATTCTTAGAGATAAGACAGGACAAGATAGAAGAACATTGCTCGATAATATCAGAAAAAGAATCCATGATGAAAACTTCCAGCTTGAAGAAGACGAGAAGGCATTGTATGAGTATATTGTTAACTACGGTTCATATTTCTCATATTTTACTTTTAGTGATTGGCACAACTCCGAACCTTACTCACCCGTTTTGAATAACTTCATTTTTGGATCTTACGATACATATTTTGATTCGTTTGAAATGGCTGTTCTTGATCCTAAGTCAAGAATCATAAGAACTACTGATAACGAAGTGGTCATTCCTGGTAATATACTTGGTTCCGTACAGTTTAGCATGAAAGGTGTTCAACATCCCATCCGATTTTCACCAGGTTTAAATGTAATAGTAGGGAAACGAGGTAGTGGTAAATCGCTTTTACTATCTGTCATAGAAAGATTAAGTAATCGCGAGAGCTTGGACATTAAAGAATATAAAGCATTTGATATTAAGAATATTTCTGGTAATTACTATGATGGAATCCCACTTTCAGAGGGACAATTATCATCAATTGCAATAATAAAGCAGGATAAAATTAAAGAGGTTTACGAGAACCCAGATAGAGCATTACAAACAATTTCAAGTAAGTTTCCGATACTTGCACCTTATGACAAATCAAAGTTGGAACTAGTATTATCAATCGCTCAAGGTGTTAAGCCATATGATAAAAACTACAAGAGCATAACTTCAATAATAAAGCAAATCAGGAGACTGGATTTCTACACCTTTACTAGTCGCAATAAACTCAATTTCAACACAATTGATGGATATTTCAATAATGCAGAAACAATGTTGAGTAAAATAAAGACGGATATTTCTTCAACAGGAATAAACAGTGAACGTATAAGTACTCAACTTTCAGACTTGAGAAATAGTCACGGATATTTTAAGAAATTATATGAACTCTATAATTCCATTTTTGATAAACATAATACAAGAATTGGTGTAGTAAATAAGGGGAAAACTGAATTGCAGAGAGTTATGACAGATCTAAGACGTGAGATTAGTCAAATATTAACCAATCTAAAAAATAACTTTTCAATTTTGCTTGAGTTTAATAAATTAAAACATCTGCTGGATAATTTCACTTTAGATGCTCCACAAATAGGTAAAGCCATCGTGAATAAATATATGTTTGTTACTACATATAAAATTCCAGATAACATTACGGATCTGCTTGTTGAAGAATTAACAAACTCAATATCAAAACTAAAGAACGATACGAACTCTATAGCGTTACTCGAAAGGTATGTTAATGGAGAAAAAAATTTAAAATCTACAGTGTCGAATATGACAGATGGTTTGAAAAAGTTCATAAACAGTGATATTTTTTTACCAAAGAAAGAATTTTATCAAATGAACAGCAAGTCTGTTCCGAATTTAGAGATTAACAATTATAATGATATTTTGAAACTATTAGAAGAGGGGTTAATCACCAACTTATCTAACGCATCCTTAGGTATGCAAAGCGTTGCCTATCTCGATTTAATTTTTGATCTTTCTGAAAGCATTCTTATGTTTGATCAACCAGAAGATAATATTGACAATGATTACATAAGTAATTACCTCGTTCCATTAATTAAGTCGAAAAAACGAGACAAGCAACTGATTTTTGTAACACATAACCCATCTGTAGCAGTTTATGGTGACGCATTCAATTATATTTATGCTGAAAATGATGGCAATATCATATATACTAATTATTTTATTGAAAACACTGAAGATAAACTCAATATCATGAAAATATTAGACGGTGGGAAACCATCATTTTCAAACAGAAACAAAAAATATGGAAATATCTTAGGAGAAGAAGAATATGGAAATAATAATATCTAGAGTAGCCGAAGGAATTGCAATTGTGAATCAAGAAATAATTGAAGTATACAAAATGGATGAATCTATAACATTTTCTAAATTCATTGAACTTTTACTCAGCTTGAATCTAAAAGAAGAGATAGCATTAAAAAACACAATAAATGATCCATCAGAGGCTGAAAATGAATTGGTTAATCTATTAACTGCTCTAGTTGCTGATTACAACCTTAAAGTAATTGAGTTGGCTGATTTTATAAAAACTCAAAACGTTCAAGGGAATTAATCGAGAATAAAAAAGTAAAAATCATTGTTGCTACCGATAATACTTGTGAACAGTAACGCCAAGTGGTTGTCAATTAAGCAACAACTAGCGTTCAAGTGGTCGGCAAGTGGTTATCAAGTGATAGGGTAAAAATCGAGGGAAACCAAGGTTTTAATGAATTATTGTGCCACTGGCATGTAGACAAAAATTGACTTATTGCATATACTACAAATAGCGTGGAATACTGGCTTTCAATAAGGCCTAGAAGATAGAAACTCTCAAATATGGGAGTTTCTTTTCTTTTGCAGAAAAAAATGTAGTATTCAACCCTTGGATAACTTCAGTTTTTGATAAATTTACTGAACCCTGAAAGGTTGGAATCGATGTGCCAAAGGTACTGGATACATATCAGCAATGGGAGGCTGATGGAGTACTTGATGAACGAATAAAAAGTATTCAAGACATGGTAGCAAGGCGGATTATCCAAAAGGATATCGCCAAAGCCATGAACGTAAGTGAGAACACTCTTATCAAATTGAAACGTTCTCATCCCAGGTTAAATCAAGCATTTATTAATGGCGATGATGAACTGAAGTATAAACTCATGGATGCACTCTTTCAACGAGCTGTTGGTATGGAATATGAGGAAGTACAAACCATCATTGAAGAAACATCATCGGGAACGAAAAAACGTCTTGTGAAAACCAAGAAGAAATCACTCCCCGATTTTAATGCACTCAAATACTTATTAATTATCAAATTCGGACGTGAGTTCAACGAACGTAAAGAAGAAATAGACATCATGCTAAAACGCATAGAAAAAGGCGAGGAAACCTGGATTAATGAACATAGTGATGAAGAAACCCTCGGAGTTGTCAATATACGAAAACAACCCAAGAAATAATGATGCTGCAGTTGATGCTGTAGCCAATAGTATCAAAGAGTTTGGATTCAAGGTTCCGATTGTGATTACCAAGGATCTGGTTATTATTGCTGGCCACACTAGGCTCAAAGCAAGCCTCAAACTTGGATTAGCAACTGTTCCTTGTATTGTTGCTGATGACCTCACAGAAGGGCAAATCAAGGCCTTTCGTTTGGCAGATAACAAGACAGCAGAACTTGCGACATGGGACTTTAGCAAGCTTGAAGAGGAACTTGAACATATCGATATGGACATGCTTCAATTCGGATTTGAAGATTTACACTCAGATGTTCCAGATAATGCAAGTGATGATGACTTTGACCCTTCGGATGAAATCAGTGAAACACCTTACTCTGAACTTGGGGATATCTATCATTTAGGTAATCATAAAGTCATGTGTGGCGATTCCACTAAGAAACAAGATGTTCACAAACTCCTGGAAGGACAAAAAATCGATATGATCTTCACGGATCCACCATACAATGTGGACTATGAAGGTTCAGCTGGAAAGATTAAGAATGACAAGATGGAAGACAATAGCTTCTATCTTTTTTTATTAGATGCTTTTACAAACATGTTTGAAGCAACCAAAGAAGGTGGAGCAATCTATGTTTGTCACGCTGCGACTGAGCTGAAGAATTTTTTACTTGCATATCTAGAAGCTGGGTTCAAATACGCAGAACAATTGATCTGGGTTAAAAATGCGTTGGTATTAGGTAGACAAGACTATCACTGGCGACACGAGCCTATTCTTTATGGATGGAAAGAAGGTGCAGCTCATTACTTTATTGATGACCGCACACAGGATACTATCTGGGAATACAACAAACCAAAACGGAATGATGTTCATCCAACGATGAAACCACTAGAACTATGTGGTAGAGCAATAGCGAACTCATCAAGAGTAAATGAGCATGTCTTAGATTTGTTTGGTGGTTCAGGATCAACAATGATCGCATCAGATCAGCTTCAAAGAAAAGCATACCTAATGGAGCTAGATGAAAGGTTTGTTGATGTCATTGTGAAAAGATACATCAGACATAAAGGATCAAGTGAAAACTGCTATCTGATCCGTAAGGGTAAGAAGATATCACTGGATACGATTAATGACTTTCAAAATTTATCACTATAGTGAGCATTTAGTGTCGAAATGACTTGATATAAAAGGTCTTTAGAGTGATATATATATATATACCAAAAGGTAGAAAGTAGGTCACAAAATGGATAAACAAATCAAGTTATCAGAATGGATTCAAAGATTTAATACAGGTGAATTTGATAAGACTGATAGCAAAGCTCAAATTGAAGCTGGGTGGTTCGATTGGTTTTGTAGAGATTCAAGTCTAGCAAACAAAACAAAGAAGATGGGAAACATCATCAAGCAAATCAAAACAGGAGGAAAGGTTGACCTTGAAACTAGTTATGTCTGGTTCAAAAACAACTGCCCACTTAACGGTCCACTTTATGATGATTTCAGAATTGCAGACATTGATAGCAACAATAACCTCTTTGTGGTTCAAATCGATTGTGTGTGGAACGATTCAAGATACACAGTATTCGAAAGACTTGATGGATTTGAAAAACCAGTCTTTCAAACAGACTCATCCAGAGAACTAGTGAAATGGTTCAACAAAGGATGGGCAAAGTAATGTTTATTGAATACAATGCGCATCCTAAAGGGATCAAAACAACAGACTGTGTCGTTAGAGCAGTTAGCACCGCTTTAAACAAAGATTATATGGAATGCAGACGTGAACTGAATCAACTCAAACGAGATTGGAAGTTTAAGAGCTACAAAGATACTGAGTTCTTATACAAGTATTTTGAAGGAAAACCTAGACTCATATTCAAAGCAGTAAAAGGTGAACCAAGAATCAAAGGTTCTGATTTTACTGGTTTACATCCAGAAGGAACTTACATCCTAAAAATGACTGGACATGTTACAGTATGTAAAGATGGCGTTATCATGGATACTTGGGACTGCACATACAGAAGCGTCTATACAGCATGGAAGATTGACTAAAGGATAAAAACATGAAAACAAATTTTATACGCAAAGCAACCTCATCAGAACTGATACCACATGATGAATTTCTCATTGAAAAACAAGTCATCATTGATAAAGACCTATTCGAATGTTTCATCAAAGATCCACTCAATGACTATGATTTTATCAAAGAGAATCTTGAACACATGTATTGTGACCAAGATGAAGTGTTCCACTGTATCTTTGTAACATCCGATTCACACGATTTTGGTATCCTGGTTGAAAGCGAAGGATATCATTATGCAAGATATACAGCTTATTTACCAAAAGCAGCACTTAAATAGGTAATAACATTCAAAGCAAACTAGGGAAGCTCATCAGCTTCCTTTTTCTTGCTAGAAAGAGGACAACATGAAAATCATAACAAGCGAATCAGTCTTTAGTGGACATCCGGATAAAATCTGTGACCAAATCAGTGATGCGATACTTGACGCAATCCTGGAACAAGACCAGGCAGCAAGAGTAGCAGTTGAAACAGCAATCAAGGATGACTTAGTCGTTATCTTTGGTGAGGTGACAACTACTGCAAGCGTTCAATTCTCAGATATCGCAAAACGAGTACTCAAAGAAATAGGGTACATGGAAGAGTTTTGTATATTAGAAAAGATATCCAAACAATCTCCAGACATTGCACAAGGTGTTAATGAAACCCTAGATCATCAACAAGGTGCTGGTGATCAGGGGATGATGTATGGATTTGCATGTAATGAAACACCAGAACTCATGCCACTACCGATTATGGTTGCGCATGAAATATCCAAAGAAATAGATACACTTAGAAAAGCTAAGTATAATTACATCTTTGGTCCAGATGGTAAATGTCAAGTATCTGTAAGGTATGTAGATGGACAACCATTCGCATACGATACAATTATTGTTTCTGCTCAAACTAGACCAGAAGCATCATTGTTATTAGCAAAAGAAATCATTATCGAAGAAGTACTTAAACCACTGATAGGTAAAGACCTAAGTGGTATCAATATTTTAATCAATCCAACTGGAGCATTTGTCATCGGTGGATCTTATGGAGATTCTGGGTTAACTGGTAGAAAGATTATTGTAGACACCTATGGAGGTTATGCAAAACATGGTGGTGGAGCCTTTTCTGGCAAGGACGTAAGCAAGGTTGACCGCAGTGCGAGTTATTATGCCAGATTCGTAGCAAAAGCCCTTGTGGAGGCAGAATTGGCCGACACGTGCGAAGTCTGTGTGTCCTATTCCATCGGTGTAGCAAATCCAGTGGCAGTGTCAATTGATTCCTTTGGTACTGGTAAACTATCAGATGATCAATTGTTTGATTTGGTGAATCAACACTTTGATTTCACTCCTGGAAACATTCGTAAAGAATTAGAATTTGAAAATGTGAAATTCCAGGAGCTTGCAAAGTATGGACACATGGGCAGAGAAGATTTACCTGTTCGTTGGGAACATGTTGAAGCAAAAGCAGCTGAGCTTAAGGTTGCATATGAAAAAGCCAAAGGTTCTGCATAATTTTTATAAGTCGGACTCATGGAGAACTGCTCGAGAGTTAAAGATAATGACAGTTGATAGTCTATGTGAGCGATGTGGAGCAATCGGTATTGAAGTTCACCATAAGGTGAGACTTTCAATCGATAATGTAAATGATACATCTATTAGTCTAAATCAAGACAACTTAGAACTACTCTGTAGGGATTGTCACAACAAAGAGCACAAGCGCTTTAGTAAAGAAGATAGATTCGATAAAGATGGAAATCCAATCAATCCTAAAAAACCTCAGTAAAATAAGCATTGTTTGATATAATGTTTATAAAAGAGGTATATTTATGTTCGAAGATAAGGTTATTGGATTTTCTAAAACAGAAACTCAAATTGAGTTTATTACATGGAAAGATTCATCAAAAAAGCCACTTCAAAGAATTAGTTTAGATAGAGAAGGTAAATTCTTTGTAGCTGTAGGTATTAATCCCTCAAAAGCGGACGGAACAAGACTTGATAACACAAATGTAAACCTTATAAATATCCTAAGTGAAGATTTATGGAGAGATTATAAAGGATATTATTTGACCAATTTCAGTCCAATAATGAAAACTGATGGATTTAAGAACAATGAAATTAATGAAATGGATGTTAGTTTCATGGTTTCAATTTTGAATGAAGCTTTTTCTAATAAATTAAGAGTCGTCCTTTTTTACGGTAGAAACTCAAAAACGAAATATAGCAAGGCATTTACAAAAGATTTCTGTTGTATTCTTGAAAAACTATCTACATCAGATAACCTATTTATAACCTATGATAAAAATAATAATTTCGCTCATGGTAGAGCCATAAAAGGTGTAATGAAATACAATGATAGTTATAGAGATCAAATTGGTATCCCCCCTACCACAAGTTGTTATACAGATGATGGTACCGTACAGGGTGGCAATTAAAAAACGGAAGCAAGTTTTTTTGAAATACTGAAAAAGGTTGGTGAAAAATAGTAGATGGCTAAGAAAAACTACAATATTACCATTACAAAAAAGGATAAACTCGACTCTCATTTAATCACAATCAATGAAAAAATGACTCTCTTTCGGTATCGACCAATTAATAACTACACTATCAAGCAACTTCTAGAAAACAAGATAACTCTAACTAGACCAGATGCATTCAATGATCCATATGATACTAGTTTTGTAGTTGATATTGAAAAACTTTCTAAATTTTTTGTTGAAAACTTTTCTACCGATATTTTAAATGAATACGCCAAAAGTATTGGATTAAATACCAAAAACCCATACAAGATTTCTGAATATTGGATTAAAGATCTATATGAATCAAATCAGAAATTTTTGAGACAACTTTTCATAGTAGCTTGTTTTTCTGAGAAAGTGGATAATGAAGTTATGTGGGCCCATTATGCAGATAATGGTAAAGGATTTTCATTGGAATACTTTTATAAGGATCTAATTACTGTTAAAGATTATCACAATCAATTCGTAAAGGATATTAGCTTAGAACTTCTTAAGCAGTTCCCTGTATTATCGGATTCACTAGAAAACTTTAATCAGCAAGATTATTCTCAGTATGGAATATACAAAGTAATCTATAAAAACTCAAAATACGACGGAACTGAATTATTGAAAAACTCACTTGAAGTAGCATTAAATGGAATGAGCGATTTCAATACTACATATCTAGATTTGTTGAAAAAATATAAAGAGAACAATGTTAATCTGTACACTCCTGAGAATTTAAAGATCATGTCAGACACAATTGTGTTTACCAAAAAAAAGGCATGGTCTTATGAGAATGAATGGCGTATGCTCCTCCCCAACTTACTAATTGATTTTGCAAATATTCAAAAGCAACATTATACTATTGACTTTGAAGTGTATCCTAATGCAGTATACCTTGGTGAATTTGCAGAAGTTTCTACTAAAGTAATTATCTATAACTATTGCTACACAAATGGAATACAGTTATACCAGATGTTTTCAGATTTACGCAATAAAAAATACCGATTAAATAAACGTGAAGTAACAAAGGCTCAAATGCTGAGTTTCTTGAATCAAGCAAAATAAAGTATCTAATCACTAAGAGGCGACTTCGGTCGTTTTTTTCTTGCTATTTTCTCTCTTTAGAGTGATATATATTACTAACCTTAGGAGGTACTTGTCATGTTCAAAATTGGAGACAAAATCAGAATCATCGATATGAAGGGTGAAGATCATTATAACGGTAGAGAAGGTGTCATTGAATACATCGATGGACTCGATCAACTACATGGCACCTGGGGAGACTTAGCAATTATCCCAGAGGAAGACTTAATTGAGGTAATTAACAATGACATGCAGCTTGTGTAATAAAGAAATCTTGGGTGACTCACACAACGCACACCCAATCGGAAACGAAGAGTGCTGTTCAGAATGCAACAGTTCAAGAGTGATTCCGCTTAGATTGTTTCTAAGTGGTATTTATCAAAACAAAGCATTAGTATTAAATCCCGATAATTCAATAGCTTTTATAAAACCAAGAGGTACAGCATTCGAACTGGATGAACTTCAAGAACAAGTCAAAGGATACATCGAGGTATACCCTTTGAGAATCCCTCGTCATATTGTTTTGGTTAATGAAGAAGGCTTGATACATAATATGGAGTTCAATAACCTAGCAAGTAGAGTCTTTGGAATGAAGGCAGTAGGACCGGTCATGATATGTCCAGAAGCTATATTTGAGTGAGGTGCTGTTGTGTCAAAATTAAAAGATATCAATATAGAACTAGAGCGACTACGGTCGCTTTTTTCGTCCGTTGACGAAACCAAAACTCAACTAGTAGATAACCTACTTGAGCAAGCAGCATTTATGAAGGTTGAACTTGGAATTCTTCAGGAGCAAATTAGAAGGCATGGTGCAGTTCAAGTTTCAAGTAAAGGTGCTCAAAGACAGACAGAAGCTGCAAAATATTATACTAAGCTCATTAATTCATATGGGACAGTCATCAAAACACTGAACTCAATCATGGGTAAAAATGTTATTGATGGTGATGATGCATTCGATGAGTTTCTTAAGAAAGCAAACACCTGATGAACTATCTCATTGAATATCACCGCCAAATAGAAGATGGAAACATCCTGGTTGGTGAAGAACTAAAAAAACAACTAGATATATTACTCGAAGATCTAGAGAACCCAAGATACGTTTTTGATGAAGCACCAGGAAATCTTCGAATTGATTTTATAGAAACCTTTTGTAAACACACAAAATCACCATTTAATGGTCAACCATTTATACTTGAACTATGGGAGAAAGCAATTATCCAGGTAGCTTATGGATTCAAATTGAAGGATTCTGGTCTGCGTAGATTCAATGAAGTGATATTACTCATTGCACGTAAGAACGGAAAGACAACTTTTATTGCTGGTATAGACCTTGCTGAGTTCTTTTTATCAAAAGGTGGTGTTGATATCGTCTGTGCTTCCAATACAAGTGAACAAGCCAATATTCTCTTTGAGGAGATCAACAATATGCGAGAGCAATCTCCTGCACTGTCTAATGAGAAGCGCAGTAAAAAGAATATCTTCTTTATCTATTCTCCTAGGACAAAAAATAAAATCAAAAAATTATCAGCTCAGAGTAGAAACAAAGATGGTTATAACATTGAGGTTGGTTGTATTGATGAAGTTCACGAAATGACCGATTCAAAGGTTTATGATGCGATAAAACAAAGCCAATCGACTAAGAAAGAACCCTTAATCTTCATCATTACAACTGAAGGGACTACTGTGGGTGGTTTTCTAGATAATAAATTGGATTATGCAAGGAAGATGCTAAAAGGTGAAATAACTGATGAGCGCGTACTTCCTTGGCTATATACCCAAGACAACACTCAAGAAATATATGATGACTCCAGAAATTGGCAGAAATCAAATCCAAGTATTGGTGTTGTGAAACTGAATTCATATCTAGAAGATGTCATGAATAAATCGAAGAATGATCATTCAACAAGAGTTACGATGTTATGTAAAGACTTCAATATCAAACAAGTCGATCAAGGTGCATGGCTGTCATTTGATGACCTAAATAATGAAGCCAAGTATGAGCTAAGTACACTCAAGAACTCATATGCAATAGGTGGAGTTGATTTATCATCTACCACAGATTTAACAGCTGCAATCCTTGTTATTCAAAGGAAAGATGACAACAAGAAATACATTTTATCACAGTTCTTCATGCCAAGTGAAGTGGTTAAGAAACGCATGGAAGAAGATAACGTACCATATGATATTTGGATTAAAAGAGGATTAATTACACTGACTGAGGGTAGTCAAAACGATTTCTCTTTAGTTTCACAGTGGTTTATGAGAATGATTCAAGAACATCAAATTAGACCATTATGGGTTGGCTTTGATCCATGGAATTCACAGTATTGGATTAAGGAAATGGAAGATTTAGGGTTTAACATGGAAAAGGTTCGTCAAGGTGTTTATTCTCTATCAGAACCCATGAAACAACTTGAAGCTGACTTAAAGAATAAGACAATCATCTATAACAATAATCCGATTTTAAAATGGTGTCTATCTAACACACAAGCAAAAGTAGACTTGAATGGTAATATCCAACCTTCGAAACTGAATTCAAAATACAAGCGTATTGATGGAACAGTTGCTTTAATAATTGCTTACGCAGTTCTAAATAGGTATAAGATAGATTACGAAAACATGATAAAATAAACTTATGTATGAAAGCGAGTTGATTAATATGACAACCAAAAAATATAACAAGAACGAAATAACTGATAAACTATGCATGCTCTATGATTTCATCGGCTATAAGATAAGAGATGATTATGCATTAACATCCATCACATGTTCTTCGTATGGCAATGAACATAATTTATTAAATCAAGATGCATTGGCAATAGTTGGTGATCATGTTATAAAACTCATAGTCACTTCAAATACATATCAGTACAATAATTCTATCTCGCGGAAAGATATATCTAATGTTTATCAGAAAGTGGAAACAAATGATAATCTTGAGAAAATTGGGGTTAAATTTAATATTGACGTATTCATGCTATGGAATAATTCTGATTTAAGTGGAGATAAGAAGAGAGCGACAACAATTGAAGCGATTATTGGAGCGATCTTTCTAAGTAATGGACTTCAATACGCCATTGAGTTCACAGAAAGAATTGGGTTAATTGAAAAAAGGGATCAAACTATTTTGGATATCATCCCCCTCGAAATATTTGAAAAAAGATTGTCTGAGATGAGTGAATATGGATATCAAAGCTTAGTGTTTTGTATTATTGATGCTGTTTTTTCAATTGGAGCTAATTACACTAGCACAAAAAGGACCGTTGAAAGGTTTTCTAAATATATCGGATTAAACATAACAGATCAATATACCGTCAGTCAATTTGTATCCGAATTTAGTTTTCAAAGTCCTGAAGTGCTAGCTGCATCAGTCTTTGATAATAAACAACGAACCTCTACAACCAATGGGATACTTAAGGCCGAGGCAGTTGTTCAATACTTAAATGTATTGCATCAATTCGGAATTGAAACCAAAGATGACTTACTAAAAAATAAAGAGAATATGGAACTCATGAAATCACTTAAGCAAATCAAAGGGCAATCCAAATTACTTACTTTTGATTATGCATTGATGCTTTCAGGAGATACAGGAACTTTCAAGAAAGATCGACATATCATTAACTTTTTTACTAAGTATTTGAAGACAACAAATCTTGATGATCAAAATTTGCAATCTGAGTTCAATATGCAACTTAAAATCGTTCAAAAAAGGTATCCTGATTTTAATATGAGAACACTCGATGGAGTGATTTGGCAGTTTATGTCAAGCAAGAAATAAGTGGGGAATCTATGGGCATATTCACTAGAAAGAAAAAGGAAGGCTCATCGAATACCTTCCAGTTATTAAATCAAAACAATACATTCTTTACTCCTTTTGGAACCAACATTTCAAAAAGTGATGTCGTGAAGATATGTGTTGATCGAGTAGCGAGCCAGTGTGCGAAACTCAAACCAAGATACATCAAAACTGAAGCAGATAAGACAGTGACCGAAAAACAAGGTCGACTGTCTTTTCTTTTAAAGCATAAGCCCAATCCGCTGATGACACCTTATGATTTCATCTATAAAGTGATTACCCTGTTGCTACTGAATGATAATGCTTTTGTTTATCCTATGTTTGATTCAGTGAATGGAGGACTCAAAGCACTTTATCCACTCAGACCAATTATGGTCGAATCGCAAGTCGACAATGCTGATGGATACTACTTAAAGTTCTATTTTGAGGATGGACAACAGTTCACACTCCCTTATGAAAATGTCATTCACTTAAGGAAGTACTTTGCCTCGAATGATATCTTTGGTGGAACTGGATCATCAGGTGATCATGAAGCCATATTAAAAACTATCTCAATCAATGAGAATGTGCTTCAAGGGATAGACAACGCAGTCAGATCATCGATACAGATTAAAGGGATCATCAAGATGAACGGTATGCTTTCTGAAGCAGATAAAAAGAAACAAAGAGAATTGTTTGACTCAGCACTCAATGATTCAATTAGCAACAAAGGCAGTTCAATCATACCAGTGGATTTAAAATCCGAGTATGTTCCATTAACTGTCGACCCAAAGTTGATTGACAAAGAAACACTCGAATTCTTACAGTCAAAGATACTTGACTATTTTGGAGTATCAGCACCCATCTTCGCTAACAAATACAGTGAAGAAGATTTTAACTCATTTTATGAATCAACCATTGAGCCTCTAGCCATTCAGCTATCTGAGGCTTTTTCTTTGGGATTACTCACCGAGAATGAGTTAACTCGTGGTGAGGAGATTATTTTCTATAGTGAACGATTGCAGTATGCAAGTTGGAATACAAAAGTGAGTGCCATCGAAAAACTGATGAGCCTAGGGATCATGACCTTAAATGAATCCAGAGCATTGCTTGGACTAGAACCTATTGAAGGTGGAAACAAGCGACTGCAATCGCTCAACTATGTGGATGCAGATAAGGCAAATAAATATCAAGTAGGTGAGGAGGATAATCATGAAAGTAACAGTTAATGGAACCATATCAAAAGAAGCACTCAAAGTGATTCTAGAAACACAAAAATCAAAGACTCAAATTATCGATGAGTTTTGTAAAGAAAACAAGATAACAAACTTTCAGTACAAAGATTCTGAGCTAGAATACTTTGTCGAAGGTAAACCATCAAAACCAAAAGTGGAGGTAAGAACCAATGATTAAAGAAACAAGACTAGCAGATGTCAAGTTTGAAGAAACCGAAGGCAAGATGACGCTAGAAGGCTATGCGATTGTCTTTAACCAGGAAACACTAATTGGAGATGAAGCTTATGGTTTTGTGGAAGAGATTGATCGTCATGCACTTGAAAATACCTTAATGAAGGATGTTCCTATGAAATATAACCATATGGACTCGTTTTTAATTATTGCCAGAACCAAGAATAAATCACTGACATTGTCGGTTGATAACAATGGATTGAAAGTTCATGCAGAACTTCTGGACACCCAATCCAATCAAGACATCTACAAAATGGTCCGAAGTGGCCTGCTTGATAAGATGAGTTTTGCTTTCACTGTTGAAGAACAGTCGTGGAATAAAGAAGGCAAAATCCCTAAACGTACCATCACTAAAATCGGAAGGCTATATGATGTCTCTGTGGTAGACACACCAGCTTACGATTCAACCAGTATCTATGCTCGTTCTTTAGAGTCTATGGATGTAGAACTAAAGGCTATGGAATTAGAAGAGCAGAAAAAACAAGTTGAAGTGATGAAAAAGAAGATTCGTATCAAAACAAATTACTAATTCAAAAGGAGAAAAATCATGAATTTGGAAAAAAGACGTAAAGAAATCGAAGCACGTTTGACAGAAATCCGTTCACTCGTCGAAGCGGAATCAGATGTTGCAAAACTTGAAGCATTCGATACAGAATGTAATACCCTACAAGAGGAACGCTCAGTCATTGATAAAAAGATGACGATTGCATCCAAAGTTGAAATCAAACCGATTGTCATTGATACACGAATTGATAACAAGGAAACCCTAGAACTTCGCGGTAAACAACTCAGAGAAAACCGTGTGATTCAAGTGTCAAGCTCTGAAGTACTGCTTCCAGAAACCGTATCAAACAAGCTTGCACCAGTTCCTTATGCACAAGTTTCAACATTGGTAGATAAGGTCAATATCATCAATTTAAATGGTGGGGAAACCTACAAGAAATCCTTTGTGAAATCAAATGGTATTGCTGGAACCACTGTAGAAGGTCAACCTTACAGTGAAACTGAACCAACATTTGGTTATGTCACCATCACCAAAGTAAAGATTACAGCATACACCGAAATCACCGAAGAACTCGAAAAACTTCCAAGTATTCCTTATCAAGCAGAAGTATTAAGAAACATCAACGTGTCCTTGAAAAAGAAAATCTCTGAACAAATCCTTCGTGGTGCTGGAACATCGAATACCTTCACTGGAATCTTCAGTGATCAAGCAGTTGCTTTAGCGGATACAACTCCACTAGAAATTTCTGCAATCACTGATACGACGCTTGATGACATTATCTTTGCTTATGGTGGTGATGAGGAAGTTGAAGGCGGAGCAGTTCTTATTTTGAATAAGAATGACCTTCGTGCATTTGCTGGATTACGTACTTCAGAAGGACGAAAAGTACACACTGTTGACTATATCAACCAAACCATCGATGGCATTCCTTATGTGATCAACTCACATTGCAAAGCAATCGCAGATAACGCAACCGCTGCCGGTGAATACGCAATCGCATATGGTTCGCTTAAGAACTATGAAGTGCCAATCTTCTCACCAGTAGAAATCGGTAAGTCAACAGACTATAAATTTAAAGACGGTATCATCTGCTATAAGGCTTCGGTCTTTACTGGTGGTAACGTTGTTGGTTATAAAGGCTTCCTTCGCATCAAGAAGAAAGCAGCTGCCTAGTAGAGAAAGGATGATTGAACATGGCCATACTGGATACGGTTAAGAAAGCATTGTTGATTCCTCTATCGGAAACATATGCTGATGAAGAATTACAATCGCATATTGAAGCGTGTAAAGAACTCATACGTTCTGTCGGTGTGGCTGATGAAGTCGTGAGTGGTGAGGGAGTTCCAATTGTGGACTCTCTCATCCTTATCTACTGCAAGACTTTTTTTGGTTTTAAGAACGACGGATCTGTGAAGGAACTTCCGAAGAGTTTTGAAATGCTCGTTAAACAATTAGCCTTAACGAAGGGAAGTATATCTTAATGTTCCCTAGCTCACCAAATATTAGACTTACATTGCTCAAAATTAATGGTGTACAAGACACTATTGGTAATCGCAAGTTAACACTCATCAGTTCCAAAGAAGTTATCGGTATTAATTTCTCAGTAACATCGAAGGAATTTTATGAAAGTAAGAAAACCGACATTCGCATTGATGTTGCAGTTAGAATCCAAAGTTTCTTATACGATGGAAGCAGGAATGCTATGATCGATTCAAAGATTTATAAGATTGAACGTACATACATCAGTGGTCAATTCATTGAGCTTTATCTTGTAGAAGCCAAAATTAGGATAGGTGATATCAATGGTCTCGTTGGATGAATTAGCTGTTGAGATAAGCGAACTTGTCGAATCTTATGCAGAAGATGTTATTAAGGCTATGGCAAAAGTGCTGGATGAAACTGCTGAGAAAGTACTCACTTATATTCAATCAAAAGCACCAAGAAGCGGTATGTCTTATGGTTTTGCAGACTCATTTGTTGCAATCCCAGAAGGGCAAGGTATCAACAAGCGAATCGCTATTTATTCAAGCAATAAAGGAAGGTTGACGCATCTACTTGAGTTTGGATTTATGCATCGAGGTGGTAAGTTTGTGGGACCACGTCCATTCATGCGTCCAGCTTTCGATGCATTCGCACCGGACATGGTGGAGCAAATCAAATCGATAATTGAAAGAGGTGGATCCTCATGAGTGTTCTAGAACTAATATACCAGGTGCTCAACAGTGTTTTACCAAATCGAGTCACCTATGGAACGAACATTATCGATGCAAATGAGCTCCATATCTATCCATTTATTGTCTATCAAGAAATCAGTGATAGAGTTCAGAAATATGCAGATAACATGTCTTTGGTTCGAATTATCACTTACCAAATCACACTTGTCACAGAATCAAAGGACCCCACAATTGAAGATCAATTAGAATCAGCACTATATCAATCTGGGCTTAATTATCAAATGATTACCGAGTACGTCAATGACGATAACTCGATTAATCGTGTTTACGAAATCAAACAGGAGGAAATAAAACATGAGTAATAAGGTCACTTTCGGACTAACGAATGTCCATTATGCGCTAGCTACTATTGGAACAGATGGTTCCTGGTCCTTTGGTACACCCAAAAGATTAGCAGGTGCTCAAGAAATCACGACTGAAATCATCGGTGGAAGCTCACAAGTCTATGCAGATGACAAAGTCATAGCAACCCTTGTATCGAATTCAGGTTCAACTGTCACACTCAAATTCACAGAGATTGATGATGAATTTAAGAAGGATATCTTTGGATTTAAAACAGACACCAATGGTAACTTCGTTGAAGTCGTCAATAGTGAAACAAAGACATTTGCGTTGGGATATGAGATTCAAGGCGATGCGAAAGCACGTCGTATATGGTATTACCTTTGTACAGCGACACCTTCGGGAGATTCTAGCAAATCGAAAGCTGACTCCATTGAAGCGAATTCTATCTCTCTTAACATCACTGCTCGTCCGATCGAATCAGGAAGCAATCTAATCCTTCGTGTTATTGCGAGTGTTGGAGATACAAATTATATTAATTTCTTGTCGACAGCACCAGTGCTTCCGACATTCATCTAAGGAGGATTGAACCATGGAAAAAGTGATTAAACTGGGTGATAAGGAGTACAAACTCCATTCATCACTCTTTACGATTATCGATTATCGTAATGTGTTCGGATCTGAATTGTTTAGCGACATCAAGAAACTCGAAAAGGGCAAGAATATCAAAGAAGAAGATTTCTCACTTGTGATTGATACGATTTTTAGAATTATCTATGTACTTCATCGTCCTTTTAGCAAGACATCTTATAACGATTTCTTAATGGCACTAGATTTTGGTATCCTTAGTGATACAGAAGAATTAGGAATTCTATCTCAGACCATCGGGGAGATGTTAGGCACTCTCCAAAAAAGCACCAAACCATCCCCACAGTCTAAATGATGAGCCAGAGTTTGGTGCGACTTCAAATATCATATTTAACTTGGCTCATCTAGGACTATCGATAGAAGATTCAAAGTATTTCGATTTAACGACTTATTTTGAGCTAGTTCAGCTTGAAATGAAAGTGATTCATAATGAAAAAAGTAGCCGCTTAGCTACTCAATCTGATATTGATGCATTTTTGATTTAACACTTAGTTGTCTTTCTCAAATGTAATTATGACCATAGTTAGATCTGTGATATTAACCTTATGAACTCTCCAACCATTTTTTGCATGTTTGTTCATTTCTTCTTGAATTTTTTCAGCACCAGTTTCTTTTGACTTGAAAGCTGGTATACGAATTGCAACTACTTTATATTCAATCACTTTTAATCGCCTCCATTAACTTTATATTATCACAAGTGAAATAAAATGTTATTTAAAAGTCACTAGTACATTTTTTAACATGAGTGATACAATATATGTAAATAGACTTTGGGGTGATAATTATGATATTTGTTTCATTTTATTTTAGATATAAGTATCGTGCAATGTTTTTTATTTTTGTGCTTTCTATCGTTTTTGTATCATTAATGTGGGGAAAATATTCTGAAAGTATATTACTTAACCTTATAATTCCGATTGAATCTGCAGTTTTTACATTAGTTATTCCTTCATTAATAGAAACACAAAGTTCATATTATGAGAAGTATCGCATGATGTTTTTTGCTTGTACAGACTTATCGTACCTAAAGAAAAACATAAGGACTAAAGATGACTCTAGTAAAAACATCCTATTTAGATCTATGCATGATCATTTGGTTTCACATCTTGAGATTATGAAACAGTTATTCCATGATGATTGGGAAAATTATTTCATTCGCAATTATGAAAAGAAGATGATGAAACATGAAGCAAAACTTAATGAGCTTGTTGAGAAACACATGCCTAATGAGATGAAACAAGTTTTTGTTGAAAAACGTAAAATGGATATAAGATATCAATTAATCCTTGATGTGTTTTCATACAGTAGAAGTCCTTATGAATCAGTGTATAATTTCTTAAGTGAAACTGATATCAAAACAGAAGAAAATACGTTCAGATCAACAGAAGAATATTTCTATTTTAAAAAAGGTTTGGAATTTGATTCTAGGAAAAAGGAACTTGAGTTTTTCTCAAATAATAGAGAACTGAATCAAATAGTAGAAACATATTATAAACTAGTTAAAAAGTATGCAAGAAAGACATTTTCATCATTATATTGGTTTCACAAATTATACGATCCCCAACTATATAACTCATCAATTATGAACGGAATTATTGAGGAGGTTGCAGACAAAGTGACATCAGCAGTAACTGAAATTCAAGATGATTTGAATCATCAAACTGAAGATATTGAGGGATTACTTGACTTGGCAAAAAATGAAATATTGAATAAAATCCCGGATGACAATCAATGAAGATAGAGTTTGTTAATTGTATATATTTATTAGGCACATCAAAAAACGATGTGCTTTTTATTTTAAGATAAAGAGGTGAGTATAGATGGCAGAAACAGTCAAAGGGTTAAATATAAAATTAAGTCTTGATGGTAGAGATTTAGAAAACGAACTGAAAGAGATTCAATCAGATCTCAAAGAACAGCAGAAGGATCTCAAAGCCATCAATGCAAACCTTAAGTATGATAGCTCAAATGTTGAACTTTGGAAACAAAAACAATCTAAACTGAATGACATCCTTCAAACAACAAAAAAGAAACTAGAAACGCAGAATCAGGAACTCGAAAAAGCAAAACAAGCAGTCAAGCTTGGCCAGATGAGTGAAACGGAGTTTAATAAGCTCGCACGAAATGTTGCTTATACTGAAGCTGAAGTATCCAAACTCAATAAAGAACTGCAAAACACAAGAGCGAAAATTACAGAACTCTCTAATGCAAACTTTGAAAAGATAGGTAAGCTAGGTTCGACATTAACTAAATCAGTCACTGTGCCTGTATTGGGTGCTATATCTGCCCTTAGTGCACTTGCAGTAAAGACTGCTGTTGCTGCCGACAACATTGCTGACACAGCCGCTAAAATTGGCTTGAGTGCCGAGAGTTTACAAGAATGGAACTACGTTGCGAAGATCTCTGGAAGTTCGACAGAAAGCCTAAATAAGGCCTTTATTAAGGTCAATGGGGTTCTTGGCGATATTGCAACAGGTAATGGTGATAAGGTTGCTGATAGCCTAGCACAAATTGGACTCACAGTAGATGACCTTAAAGGATTAAATGCTGATCAAGCGTTCAATTTGATTCGAGATGCATTAGCCGGTGTTGAAGATGAAGCACTTCGAGTGGGTATAGCTAATGAGTTTTTTGGGGATAAGATAGGTTCAGAATTACTACCCATTTTATCACAAGAAAAAAGTGCGATAACTGGGCTTAGAAATGAAGCAAGAGAACTAGGAATTATTACAAACGAACAAGCAGCTATCGCAGGAGAGTTTACCGATGCTATTGATTCAACGAAACAAGCACTCGCTAGTCTTGCGATGGATATTTCTGTTCAAGTCTTACCCATCATGCAAGCCATGCTTCAAAAGGTTAGAGATGAAGTCATTCCTACACTTAAAAGTTGGATCGAAAAATGGAATAATCTAGATTCAGGCACTAAGCAAATTATTCTTACGCTTGGTGCAGTGATTACTGCAGTAGGACCTGTACTATCTATTATTGGTAAAGTTGGTCCGATACTAAATATTGTTTCAACAGCTTTAAGAGCAGTAGGAACATCGGGTTTATTTGCTGGAGCAGGACTTAACTTTGCTACACTCGGCATTGGTGCACTGATTGCAATTATTGCGATGGCGCTCTTTCAAAGTGAAGAATTTCGAGCATTACTATCACGATTAGGTGAAACACTCATGCTTTTATTACCACCTATCATGACGATAGTGGATAGTTTGATGACTGCACTCACACCCATTTTGGATGTCCTCATTGAATTGATTATTATGCTGGTTGAGATGTTAGTTCCAATCATTGATGTGCTATTGGTACCACTCATGGCTCAAATTGGATTTATTGCAGAACTTCTCGAAATGGTAGCACCACTGATTGAAATTATTGGAAAAGTCCTTCAAGCGATATTAGTTCCAGCGATTAAAGTGCTTCAAAAAGTGTTAGAACCAGTCATGGCGGTTGTACAGAAAATTATTGAGTTTCTAGCTAAGATTTTTGAATGGATTGGCGATTTAGGCTCGAAAATGGGTGATATCGCTGGTAATTTTGGTGACATGGTAGGAAGTATTACAGGGAACATTGGTGAGTTTGCATCAAATGTGGCTAAAGGAGTAGGAGACTTTGTAGGTAACGCAGCTGATAAAGTTGGTGGTTTCTTCGGTAAGATTGGTGGATGGTTTGGCGACAAATTCAACCTTAAGCAGAACCAAAGTGTAAGTTCAACAAGCAATGTGAATCGCTCCAATGCGAATACGAATAACATCACCATTAATACTACATCACCAACCTTTGATGTCGATTCTATTAATAGGGCTCTAGGAGGAAGGGTTATATGATAAGAAAAATCTATCTTGAAAATCCTTCTGGGAATAGGTTTTATTTCGATTATCGTAGTGGTTGCCTGATTCATAACATCAGCGGTCTTGGGTTTACTCAAGAACTCACCTATTTGAAATACGATTATCTCCATGATCGGGTTGATCAGTCACAAGGATTGACAGAAATACAAGCAACCCTTACATTTCTAAAAGGGTATCCAGGTTATACAGAACTGATGAACTATCTAAAACTTGGAGAAAAAGAACTCAAACTTTACTATGAAGCGGATGATTCCGCTTTTTGTTTTATTGACATTAAATCAGTTTCAAAACAAGAACTTATTGCAGGTGCATTAAGTTGTCAGATTGTGTTTCAAAAATTATCTTTATGGCTCAAAACACAGACATATACCATTGAGGTTAACGAGTCTACCTTAGGCAAAGTTTATCCATACAGTTATCCATATACCTATTCAGCATTTTATGAAGGTAAAATTCAAATCATTAATCGTGGTATTTTTAAAGCGCCACTTTTGATTGAAATCATGGGTGCGGTAGATGAGCCTGAAGTCATTATCAGAAAAGGCAGTAAAATCATCACTATGTTAAGATTGTTTCATAGTCAAAACAGTGGTGAGATTCATGCGTCTGCTGTTCCAAATAAACAATTCATTCGAAAGATAGACAACGGTGAGATTGTTTCCATCTATGGACTACAAGATTTCACTTGCGACAATTTTTTATTTGTTGAACCTGGCGAGTATGAAATTGAGTTTAGGCCAGGTGTAGCAAATCTCACCACATGCAGAATAACAATTTATGAAGGCTATCTGGGGGTATAAGTATGCAACTTGTATTCCTTGATAGACTTAATTTGGCTTACAAAGACTATGGCTATGTTGATAAGGATTTTGAAATTGCATTAGACCTAGTCATTATTCAAAAGTCATTATTCACAATCAATAAATCAAAGCTGAACGTATCAGTTGGTGACATTGTAATATTAAAAGATGCACCAATTCATTACATTGGGATTGTAGAAAGATTAGAAGTTGCTGACAAGCATCGGACAACAGTCCATGTCTTGGATTTTAAAGAAATGTTTTCGATCGATATTCCTGTTGAAAGTTACACTGGGGATTTAAGCCTATACTTGGAGAACATGCTCGTTGGGAATTTCAAGCAAAGCAATGACCCTCTTCAAAATTTAAGCTATCTAACCATCGAGCGTGGTTCCAGTGTTCAAGGTGAACTTTCATTCGAACCAGATAAAATCATGTCCTTAGCATCGGTTATGGAATTAATTACCAAATCATATGGATTAAGATTAACAACCGAAGCGGTTTATCTACGAGGTAGAGTTACAGGCATAATCTTTCGAATTGGCGAGGTTCAAAGAGGAATCAAACTCAAGAATAATTACCAAGCTATTCAAGACTTAGTTGTAAATGATAGCTCAAGTCAAATGGTTAATAAACTAACATATTACCCTAAAGTAGAAAATGTATTGTTCAAAAACACACTTGTCTATTACTTGTTAACGAATGGAGAATTGACACAAGATATCCATCATCCGAACAGGTATAAGAGCGTCAAACCAAAGGCATTTTATTATACGGATAATGATTATCCGACTTTACTTACTAAAGCAAGATCCGAGATGATCGCATCCAAGCTCGATCATAACATTACTTTCACGATTAAAACAGACAACGATGTATTCCAACCCATGAAAAATATCGAACTTGGGGATTTTGTAGAGTTTGTGAACAACGAACAAACCTATGATTCAGTGGTTACAAGCATCAAGTTTAGTCAAGGTTTTCACAAGGCGATGGTAACACTGGGAGAGTACCGTATTAAACTTACCGAAAAAATCCAGCTTTTAAACAAAAGTGTGAACTCTGCAATGAGTCACATATCAATACAATCAACTGGGATCACTGATCTCGATGGAGGAGAATTTTAATGGGTGTTCAAAAAATTACCTTTGATGGTGCAAATGTCACATCGAAAATCGATGCAGACTTGTATCATTTTTTATTTTCAAGTGACGTTGGAATCTTACGAAACGTTAAGTCAGGATGTAGTTACACGTTAGCCAATAATACCATCACTTTTTTGGATGGTTATGTTAGCATTCATGGACGTATTATCTATCTGGAAAATATGACTACCGTTTCAGTCACGCCAGATTCTAACAAGTTTGGCTATGTAGTTCTTGGGATTGACACTCAAGCGAACACAGTAAGTATTTATATCAAAGAAGCAGTTGGAACATATCCTGTTCTAACCCAAAACAATTTACAGAATGCGGATGGGCTTTATGAGTTTGCATTAGCTGCATATTCTAAAACAACGACTTCAGTAACCCTTATCAATGGTTTTGAAAGAAGTGCGATTACATCAGACAAACAACGAATCAGTGATCTTGAAGCAAAAGTCAACGATCGATTTTATCCACAAAAGTTGTTGATAACTAAGATTAGTAATGGTGTTTATCGCTTTGGTGACGTAAATTCTGCAATTTTGATGGAAAGCATACTCTATGTTGTCATTGAAAACACAACTGTGGTGAGCCTACCGACTAATCAGCTATTTATTGTCGTTGGCTCGAACTCGTCCATGAGCTACAGATACGCGGGCTCTGATTATTCACTAGGTATATCTTATTCAAATGGACTCGTCACTTTGTCATTGGGTAATACAACACATCGAGTTACACAAGCATATCTTAAAAAATAAGGAGGAATTATCATGGCAACTATTCAAATAAAAAGACGTACAACAGCTGGCACTGGTCCGCTTACTGGAAGTACTGGAACGATTAAAGCTGGAGAACCGCTAGTCGATTTTAATGGCGAGCATCTATTCATCGCCAAGGCTGATAAGACAGGATCAGTAGGGACCCCACTTGTTGAATCCGATTACTTAAAGATTCCTGGTGTAGCAAAAGTCGATACACAAATCGATACCAAAATCACAGCTTTAGGTTTAGGAACTGCAGCAACTAAGAATACAGGCACTGGTAATGGAAACATTCCGATTTTGGATGCTGACGGCAAATTAGCAGATTCAGTCATTCCGAAAGTCGCTATAACAAACACATGGGTTGTAGCAAGCCAAGCAGCGATGTTAGCTTTGTCAAATGCCCAAGAGGGTGACGTTGCAGTCAGAACGGACATTAATAAGTCATTCATATTGAAAACAACTGGATATGCAACTCTGGCTAACTGGCAAGAATTACTGACACCAACAGATTCAGTTACAAGCGTTAACGGATCGACTGGTGCAGTCACCATTACACTTGCAGGACTAGGTGGTGTTTCAACAACTACGTATAATGCTCACGTAGCTGCAGATGTGCATTTAACAACAACTCAAAAATCTATATTAGCTAACGTTCTGAATACTCGAATTCTTTCAGGTGCTGGCTCAGAATTCATGGTTTCGCAAGCGGCCTTTGATGCTGCAGTATTATCTGGTGGGATAAAACTTTATCAGTACATCGATTCGAACTACACACCAAGTGTTGTTAAATATGCAATTGGTATCGATACGACTAAGGTTTTACAGCCTTCATCCATCATTGATGGTGGTACTTACTAATGGCAATCCTTCGGGTGAAACGAGGCACAACAAAGCCTTCAACAGCGAACTTAGCGTATGTAGGCGAGTTAGCCTTTGACTATACAAACAACGCCCTCTACGCCCGAAATTCAACGTCAGTTGTGAAGGTAGGTGGAGAACTAGAACTTGTGTATTCAATTGAAACAGCAGCAAGCTCAATCAGCGTTTCTTATGCTTTTAACTCAGCATACATTTACACGATTGTGGTGATAGCAACTACCTATGGAAGCACAATAGATACATCATCTACTACGATTAACTATCGAACATCGGGTTTATCAAATATTAGTGGTTCTGCACTTGCTACCTATGCAAACGATGTGGCAAGTGGTGTCACAAAAATGTTCAATGGCAGTTCAACCTCACTTGCTATTCCGGATAGTTATTCCAGTGGTATAACCCTTGCAAGTGGAATATCTAAAACGATTACCTTTCAACTTACTCCCATTTTTTCAACCGGATTTACTGATGTTAGACAATGGTTATCTACAGGTAGAAGTGTGACGACAGTGACTGGGCAAGCGAATGCATCCATCACCATGACTGAGTTTGCACATTCAATTGGTGGAGTTCCACAAAATCTTTTAATTAATCCTGGACTAGACTTGGGATCACCTGATCTCATTTCAGTGTCCATTTATCGCACAGCGAGAAAGTAGGTTATTATGGCAATCATTAAAGACATGCAATCTAAGTTTGGCGTCGCTTTATCCTATCACCGTATTACCGCATTTAACATCAACTATGTATCAAAAAAAGCAGTTGTTTGTGTCGCTTCCTATCTATCCAAAGAAGCACGTGCCAATCGTCATGCACCTCTAGAAGAAATTGACATCGAAGTTCCGGAGTCTGATTTTAGTTTATTCGCTGAATCAAATCCAATTGCTCAAGGTTACTTATGGTTAAAAGATAATGTAGTAGGATTCGATGACTCACTCGATGATTTTGATGTGGTAGAAGGGACTGCTCATGCTCCAAGTGAAACCAAGAATCCGCAGTAAAGAGAGTATTCTAGAAATTGTTCAAGGCTTGTTTCCAAACACCATAGTGATGTTTATCTATTACTGTGGATCTTTAGCCTTTGGAATAAGTGATGAAAATAGCGATGATGATGTGACGGTAGTACTTGATGGATTCAAAGGTAACGTTCATTTGAGTTTGGGTGAATTAGATATTTTTGCTTATGGCAGAGACATCTATCTAAAGAAACAAAACTTAGATCCATCTGTTCCACTTTATGATCGTGCATATATTGATGAGGTTTTATCAACTAAAGATAATCTTATCTATTTAGATGAAAACTACAAAGATGAATACGAAGCCTATAAGAACATAGACTTAACAAGCAAGTTAGGTCTTTTTTTATCAAGCTTTGTTGAACACTACCAAATGCGTATCGATTATCCAGACCCTCAAAAGTCACACTATCACATTCTAAGGGTAAGAGGCATATTGGATCACGTGGATCAAGTCGGAAAATATGAGCATATTATCCCTGAGCCCTGGTACACTATGATGATTGAATATAAGAAAAACTGGAATAACAACAAAGGTAAAGAATACATGCCACTATTAAGGGAAGCACTGAATTACATCGAAAACTACAGGAATAAGGTGATTAGCAATGAACTGGGATAACTTACTCAGTCTATTTAGAATGGAAAATCTGGTTTATTGGGTTGTGACCATGGTAGTTGTTATCATGACGACAATCAAGCAGTTTAATCGTCAGGAACAAAAGAATAAAACGAATAACGATGAGATTCTCACCAATCTTCAGACGATAGAGAAGCAAAACATCAAGATGTTAAATCTATTAGAGATGCACGCACAAGATATCAAATCGTTAAAAAAGGATGTCAATGTCTTAGAACATCGGGTATCCAGATTAGAGGATTCGCAAGTCAATATCTATAAACGCCTAGGAGGAAAAGAAAATGACAACACTTGAAATCGTATTACTGATAGCGTCACTCTTGTTACTAGCTCTCTATGTTACATCAAAGATGAGTAAAGATCAATCACTGAGTGATGTGATCAAAGAGGTGAAGCAAGACCTCAAGAACACTGCAGAGAATGTTTCTGAACTCGTTACCAAAGCAAAAGAAGTTGTCTTTGATGAAAGTGTTCAAAAAACCATCAAAGAATTCATTATGATTGTCGAGGAAAAGAATAGGCTTGCCAAAGAAAAAGGTGAAGCCTATTTAATTGGAGATGATAAAAAACTCGCTGTTGTATCACGATTAAGCGAGTGGGTGAGCAATTTGACAGGTTCAACTGAGAAAGCAGTAGAGTTTGTCGAGACCAATCAATCCAAGATAGAAGCGATCATTGATGACTATATTTCCTTCAGCAATAAGATGCAGGGAAGGGCGACTTTATCTGCAGCTGAGAAAATTATACAAGAACAACTAAAGAAATAGTAATTGACCATACCTTATTTCTCAATCGGGTATGGTCATTTTTTATTTTTATTCTATTAAGTGTGATGTTATAATTAAACTATACAAATCGACGAGATGGGGGATGAAAAAATCGACAAGAAGTATATAACACATGTTAAAAATGAATCAAATAGACTATTTAATGAACTATCAAAAATGTTAACAGTTATTCGGAATGTAGTGTGGATGTTTCAACTTAAAGAAATGTTTGAATCGGAACTTAAAAAAGAAAAAAATAAGCATTTTTACAAAACTATGACAATGGAAGGACACACATCCAAACATTATATGGTTTTTTCATATTTTGTTGTATCTTTAGCTACATGTTTGGATGATGGAGGAATAACGAGAAGTGAGTTGAACAAATATTATGACGGTGATTCAAGTGTTATAGAAGAAATCAAGCAGTATAGGAATTATGTGTGTCATTTTAATCCTATAAATAGTATGAAGATGAACAATCAAGTTGGGCATAGACAGTTGCTTGAAAACAAAAGTTTACTTGATATTGTAGAAAAAGTTTTTAAGGTATCTGATGCTATATATAGAGTAGCAAGTGATCGTCAGAAGTTATTACACGAGAATACAGAAAAACTGTTGGAGCTATACCAAAATGAGTTGCAGCAGACAACCGCAGAATATATGGATCCAGATTTAATGTATATTTTAATGAATGCTAAAAATGACGAGATACTTTCTGGAAGATGGATAACTAAATATATTGAAAGTGGTTCTATAAAGAATAAATCTTCTTAAGATTTGGTTGATTAATTGTATTTTTTAGCTGATAGTAGAAGTAATGGGATCTCGTTACACTCTACTTATGATGTGGATGGAGCATTTTTAAGTATGAACTATAATGGCAATGAAAACTTGTATATCACAAATATATAAGGAGATATCATAGAACTAGTTTTTATTAATGGCACATCATAACAAAACAGGACGATGAACTCAGATAAATAAGAAAAGATAATCTAACAATATATGCAACATAGAGGTCCAAGGTGTGGTCATTTTTCATTTTTATTCTATTAAGTGTGATGTTATAATTAAACTATACAAATTTCGAGGTTAACATGAATAATTACGAAGTAGCAATTAATGGCGTAAAGATAGTAGCTAAGATTTTAAATATACCAGAACCACAGATCAGCTTCTTTGATCCAGAAGAAGTATCAAATAGAGAGATTACTGGAATGTATCTTTTCGAGTCTGATGAAATCATATTTAATGAAGAATGGGTCGAAAAATCACCATGGATTGAAGTCATTATCACAGCATTTCATGAAACTAGACACGCTTACCAGGGGTATTGTATTAGAACCAAGTCCATGGAGTCAACAGATACTCTAGACAAATGGGAGTATGAAACATTGAACTATATTAAGCCTTCTGGAAATAATAATGAAATCGATGACATAGCATATTTGAATCAAGAAATTGAAATCGATGCGATTGGATTTACACATCACAAGATTTTCGAGTTTTTTGAAGTAAAAACAATAGTTCCTAGTGTTATTAAGGATAAGGTATTTGTATAGTAATTTTTTGGGGGTGAACTTATGTATTATATTATTGAAAAAGATTTTAAAAAAAACTCATGGCATAAAAGGGATATGACATTCATTTTACTTCTATCAATTAGCTACACGATTCTATCAATTTTATTGTCAGGAATTCTTGGTAGCATCTGGTATAGCTATGGACTAACTTTGGTTATTGTACCTGTCCAATATACATACATATTTTTTCTTGTAAAAAAATATTGTAATACTAAAATTAATTATTGGAAATTCAAAAAAAACATTCAATTCTATATTGATGAGAGAAAATCCCGTGATGCTAAACTACTTGCAGAGATATGTAAGAAGAATAGTATTAATACTCGTCCTAAAGTATTAGAAGCAATAAGACATTATCAAACTTTGGTTCCAAGGAATATTATAGGATCTGGAGTCTTTCTAAGTCTGGTCGCTATAATAATTTCAATAGTTGCCTTTTCTTTCGATGATAATACAATCTCATCTGAAAGATTCCAGCTCATGATATCTATATTTTATTAGTAGCCATCTTATACGCTTTCTTTAAAATAACAGTTGATCAATTTGCGTCATCTTTTGGTAATAAAGCTTTATATAGAAGAATGGAAGATATATTGTCGTCAATATACTTTCAGTCAATAATCAAGTAGGTATTTCAATGAACATATATTTTGATGAATCTCGTAATACTGGTGAAATAGGTATTAACGGGGATAAACTTAATTATTTCGGACAAAGATATTTTGTTATAGTCGGTTATATAGAGGATAAATCGATAACACAATCATATTTGAGTTTCAAAGATAAGTGGAATAAGTTTGTAAACAATGGCGTTGAAATGGATGAGATTAAAGGTACAGATCTGTTGACTCGAAAGAACAATTCGGCACTCGAAGAATTTATCTCAACTTTTATAAAAGGTAACAACATTTATGTTACAATATACGACAAGAAATTTTTTCTAGTATCACAATTTCTTAATTGGTTCTTCATGGGTCTCAGAGATTTTGATTTCAATATGTATCATAAATTCTTGTTGTTTTTGATGAAGGTTGATGATTATTTTCTGACTAGATATATAAATCTTACTAAAAATAATACGATAGAAAATTTGAGAGAGTTTGTAGCCTATATTAAGCTTCATAAATTTGCAGAATGTGTTACATCTCCTTTTGAAGCCATGATTGCTGTGGAGATATCACAATTGGTTGAAGGATTGGAACATAGAGGGGAATTTGTCGAATATTTATATGATACAATTTCGGAAAATGTACGTATAAAAAAATCCGACAGAAACAATATAGTTAATCTGACTGCACTTGGTGAAACCATCCTTATGATGAAGCATAATATAAAGGATTTATCCAATAATGAAATTGTTGTTTTTCATGATGAGATTGAGGTCGTGCAGGACTATATTAAGCACTACTGGAATACCACAAAAATAGATTTTGTTAAGAGTAAGCGAACAATAGAAGTACAACTCGCTGACAATATTGCTAGTATTTATGGTAATCTAATATCAAAAGTACTGCCTTTAAATGGTGATAATGATTTGCCTAAATTGTTATCTGATGATTATTCATGGGTAAGGAAAACGATCCAAAAAGTCTTTAATTATATTGACAATAATAATATCAAACTCGTCACTTCTATGCGAGAAGCGGCTTTAGTAAAAGCGTTTATATCAAATAAAGCTTTTAAGAACGTACACGACTTTAAGCGCGATATACTGGAGAGATTAGAATCAAGGTTTCAAACTGAGTTAAGTAATCATTTATCGATTGACCAAACGAAAAAATTGTTTGATAGATAGAATATCTAATAGACTGTTAGGGAGGATAAAATTATGAGTGACTATGCAGGTAGAACATATGAATTTGTACCAAAATCTGAATTGAACCCTGTCAAAGATCAAGTTGAAGTAATCATTAATGCGCTTCAAGATTCTATGCGTGTATTTGGAGTGACATTCACTTTCAAGTTAGTAGGCAGTGGTGGTAAACATCTTGTAACTAGAGTCATTAACGGGAATACTGGTTTTGATTTCGATTATAACTTGGGAATCCAAAAAGATGGAGATCTATCCGCTAAAGACTTAAGACTAAAAGTAAAACGCGAACTTGAAATGATATTGCAAGGTACTGGGTATTCAACAGTCTCTTCAGGAAAGCAATCCATGACTTTCAAATTTATAGATCATGATAACAGTAGAATAGTTCATAGTTGTGATTTTGCTTTAGTTAATGACTATGTAGATGATGTTGGTGACTCAATTCAGGAAATATTGATCTGGCAAAGAGAAGATGACACGTATATCTGGAACAAGAGACCATATGCTAAAAATCATTCAGATAAATTGTCGAACTTAAAAGCAAATGGATTATGGCAAGAAGTAAAAGATGAGTATTTGAAGATAAAAAATAATAATCAGGATAGAGAAAAGAAATCCTTCTCTTTGTTCTTTGAGGCTATCAATAATGTATACAATCGATATGATTGGAACTGAGAAAAAAGATAAAAAGCTGCTTTTGCATATAAGTAAAGCAGACTTTATAAAAAGAATGATTTTTAATAACCCAGATGAATTAGAACGTTGTGAGCAATATCTGGATTTAAAAGGTGTTGCATATCATGCTGTTTTAGCGAACTACATTGGTCTAGATGACAACGGAAAAATCGAATATAAAAAAGTTCAAAACATGTATGTTTATGATAAACGAATAAGATACATTCTATATAAGTTCTTATCTGCTTTAGAAGAAGGGATTAGGGGATATATATCAAATCATTATAATTCAATGGATAAAATCAAATCCTTATCAATGAAGATATACAATGCTGTTGAAGATGGTAGTAACTTATCAAAAGAACTCGAAAATTTAGGTTTTAATGAATTGATGCAACTCACTCAAAAACTAAATCCAGATGACTTGTATATACTATTTAATGGAAATGAAAATTTAGAGATTAATCTTCGAGCAGTAAGGGGACTTAGAAATGCTGTAAGTCACCACAGAATGTTATTTGTATATGAGGATTTTGACGAATGCATTGTGGATAATGTATTTAGTGATAGCTTAACAGCAAATGTCATTAACTTATCAAATCTGATTAATCCATTCTATAAACCTTTTATTATTAATGAATTAAATAGAGCAAAGAATGATAAAGATGATCCTCGATTTGTGAACACAATTCCATCGAAGGCGTATTTTAAACTAGGATAGAACAATGCAAACAAACAGTTTCGTTAAATTTGATTCAATCAAAATTTTATTAAAGAAAAAGGAGAGTATAATGGTTGATAAAATCAGTTATAGTGAGTTTATTACAGGAATTAACAATGGAAGTATTGAGTTAATAAGATTCTCAGTTGAGGGTTATTCGCATTATAACAATTGTATTATTAAAAGAATAGTTGATAAATTGAGCAATGGAAATGAGGCCGTCATTATCCGTGTGGATCTTGTAACTGACTTAACCGAAAGCATTAGTTTTTATAGGAAATTCAAAGAAGAATTGAAGATGTTTAATTTTGGTCGAAAAGGGAAACTCACACTCAAAGAAGTTTGGGAAAAAATGATCATTATTGAGCTGAATTATCATAAAAATAGTTAATACTAGTCAATTGTTTTCAGCTTATGATATAAAAAGTTGATTGAATCATTTGTACTTGATAGTACAAGCAATGTCTTAAAAGTGAAGAGGTGTTGGATCAATGTATGAATTATTAATAGGATTATATATACTTGCAGTAATAACATTTGTATTTCTTTCGTTTATCGATAGAGAGTTGAGATTTTTAGAAAAGTCAAATATAAGAAAAGTCAAATTTATCGAACTTAAAAAAGCCAACGTTTTATTCTTTAAGTGGATGAAAAAAGATAAATCAATCTCTGAGTTTTCTTTTATCATGATTTTGTTATTTTATGCAGTAAATGTATTAGGAGTAACCACTTTAGTTTTACATCTTATTACACAGGTACATGTATTGTGGGTTCTTTGTGCCATTCTATTATTTTTGAATTTGCCCATTTTATTAATTTCACTGATAAGAATTTCCTTATCGAAAGATGAACAACGTCATAAAAACAATCTTCAAAAAAAATAATCTAGACTGTGTTGATTAAGTGGACCTAGATAGTATGAAGAAAAACTAGTTTTTGAGTTAAATATGTTTCTCATGTTCGAAAAGTCTTGTAAATGGGAACATAAAATGGCGAAAAATATGTTTCCCACGCACAATATTCTGCATTTTTGCTAGCAATGGCAGTAACTCAACGCACGTTGAAACGATATCATTGCTTTCATTAAAATAGCGCTTGTTATATACTTGACACATACTTGACAACGTTTTTAAATCAAACAAAATCTAACGAATCCAATAAAGACAGCCATCAGATACCTTCAATAAGGGTCAGATGGCTTTTTTTCTCTAAATGAGCAAATTTTGTCCCTTGTGGAAACATAGTATAGCCAAAAAAAGCAACGAAAACAGAGGCCATCCTCGTGAGTGGAAACACATTTATTTCTAAGATAATTAGATATCATCCTGGATTGGTTCCCAATAGTGGTCCTCTATCACTATCAAAAAGCATTTTTGAAATACTGACAAGTTGCACAACATTAACATGATATAATGCACAATTACATTAGCAAAAAATGCACAATGATAACAAACAAGTGTACTTTGTAATTATCCGATTTACTTCAGTTGAGTTTTATCAAATACACAAGGATATAGGTTATTAAGATTATTGAATGATATTCTTATGCATTTCATCACAAAGTACTCCGTTTATAATTGTCAAAGTACTCCGTCATTAATAATCAAAAAACACCGATTGCGATTGACATTCGAAAGGAAATAAGATAATATGAAGACAAAGAGTTGAAACAAATGACAACGGAATATTATAAAAGAATTATTGATTCAGAGTTAAAAGACCATCTTGATGCTATGGGAGCTGTTTTGATTGTCGGACCAAAGTGGTGTGGCAAGACGACCACAGCGATGCAAGAGGCAAAGAGTGTGTTGAGGATGCAAGATCCTGATAAAACAGAAGCATATCTCGCTACGGCACGGACTAAACCGTCACTACTTTTGATTGGCGATACTCCAAGATTGATTGATGAATGGCAAATTGCACCAGTGCTTTGGGATGCAGTGAGAACAGTTGTTGATGATCGTTCAGCAGAAGGACAGTTCATTCTAACAGGTTCAACGACTATTGACGATTCTCAAATCATGCATTCCGGTGTTGGTCGCATTTCTCGTTTGATGATGCGTCCAATGAGTCTGTATGAATCAAGGGAATCGAACGGCAAAATTTCCATTAAAAGTTTGTTTGATAACACAAATCTCAACATCGATGGAATTCAATCTGATCTATCGATTGAACGATTAATTTTTTCTGCATGCAGAGGTGGATGGCCATCGACACTAGGTAAAAAAAGTGATAAAGCAAGTTTGTTTGTTGCACAATCCTATGTGGATACCATCTGTGAAACCGATGTTTCAACAGTCGATGGAGTGAAGAAGGATCCAAAGCGCGTTCGGGCATTATTACAATCGTACGCAAGAAATATTTCTACATTAGCCACCAATAAGACGATATTAAGAGATATGAATGCCAATTCTACTGAGATTGTTGAATCGACGTTCTATGTGTATATCAATGCTTTGAATAGAGTCTTTGTTATCGATGATATTCCTGCTTGGAATCCCGCCATCAGATCTGCAACCACCATCAGATCTAGTAATAAAAAAGGCTTTATTGACCCCTCTATCGCGGTGGCGGCTTTACGATTAACCCCTGAGATGCTCATGCAAGATTTGCATACATTTGGGTTTATTTTCGAAAGCTTATGCAATCGCGATTTAAAAGTGTATTCACAAACCATGGGCTCTGAGTTATCATATTATCATGATCGCTATGGACTAGAAGCGGATGGAGTATTAAGGTTACGTGATGGAAGATATGCACTCATTGAATATAAACTTGGGAACAAGGATATCGAAGACGCTGCAAAGCATTTATTAAAACTCTCTTTATTAATTAAGCATTACAATCTCGAAGAATCCTCTCCCAAACTAAGAGAACCTGATTTCTTGATGGTCATAACCGGTGGAGAACTTGCATATACGCGAGATGATGGCGTGAAGATTGTACCCATTGGTTGTTTGAAAGACTAAAAATGAAGTCGCTATTTTTTAGTACTAAATTGGAGTGATGCACAAATATACAACGATCTAATACTTAACGTGTTTGACGATATCGGAGTATGCCATATTGAAAGGAGTATGTATGAGAACATATAAAGCGATTGAGCAAATTGAAAAAATTTATGTTAACGGATCTTTTTCTATTGAGAAATGGAAGAGTTATATAGAACCGGTAATTCCTAATGCTTCATCGATGTTTCTAGAAGATATCAAGGATTATGATTTCAATTCAAAATGTCTTCCTATTCTTAATAATGTTTTCTTGAATATAAGTAGAATTGTTAAAGTCGGAGAAATATTCGATCAAATTACACAAAACCTTGAATCAAATATAATCAGCCATTTTCACAGATCCTTAGATGTAGAAATCATTTTATATCTTGGCTTATGTAACGGAGCTGGATGGGTGACTGATATTAATGGTCAAACAAAGGTATTACTTGGAATTGAAAAAATAATCGAACTAAACTGGGACAATATGAACCAAATGATTGGATTAATTTATCATGAATTGGGTCATGTATATCAAAAGCAATTCGGTATTCTAGAACGAACGTTTAATAACTTAAGTGATCAATTCTTATGGCAATTATTTACTGAAGGGGTTGCAATGTACTTCGAACAAATGCTTGTTGGAGATTTTTCATACTTTCATCAAGATGATGGAAAATGGAAGAAGTACTATGATCATCATTTAGTCCAGTTAAAGAAAGATTTTATAAAAGACATAGAAACAATGAATATTCAAAATCAGCGATACTTTGGTGATTGGGCTTTGTATAACAATCATTCAGACGCCGGTTATTATTTAGGTGCCAAACTGATTCAACACATATGTAAATATATCGATTTTAATGAAGTAATTTCTTTCAGTATAGATGAAGTTAAACACTACTATCAATCATTTATTGAAAACTATAAAAATGGGTCTATTTTCATAAAGTTGGCATAATGAGTTTGATGATAAAACAAATTTTCGGGTATAATATGTTTCCGATGTTAAAGAAGTCTGGAATGGGGGAACATAAAATGCCTAAAAATATGTTTCCGACACATATTATTTGGCATATTTTCGAGCAATGGGAGTAACTGCACGCACGTTGAGACTATCACATTGCTTTCATTAAAAACCGCGTAGTTAAGCCATAGTAATAATTAATCAAGAAGCGTTCTTACCTTAAAATGGTATAAAACGCTTCTTTTTTTGTTTTCGATACAATGTGGGAACATGTCGAAACTATTGTGACAACATATTTTTAAGCGATTTATAGTAAAAATAATAGTCGAGGTTTGTTAGGGGGAACATATTTTTTATGTTTTTCGTTAGTTTTAAAGTTAATAAATTGCTATATAAAGCGCTCAAATACACTTTATGTTTTCACAAACAAGGTTGTGGACTGGTTAGTCCTTTTTTCTATATATTGTCATATGTTTTTTAAATAAATGTAATAAAAATTAAAAAGAAGCTATCCTACTTTATCAAGGTGATTTAGCTTCTTTTTACTTACATATAGTGATGATTTTTTAAATCTTGTATGTGGCAACATGTTAGATAATTACTACTCTATAATCCATCGATTTATCATATTTCTTATTGTAATAAGCACCGGTATAGATTGGCTTAAGTTTTAAAAACTTTTTTCTATTATCAGAAAACTCAGTATCTGAATAATTCTTTGTCCCTGCGACACAGAATACAACTTCTCCAGGATTAACCGAAATCATCTTGTAGATAAATGATCCAAGGATATCTGAATCTAGCGTGTCAATGACTAAATCTCTATTCTTAAGCAAAGTGTTGATTGTATCGAGTCTTTGTTTTGTATCAAAAGTTTTAACATGTTCAAGTTCAAGTTCAAGTTTTGATATCTCTTTTGATAGATAATTCATTTTACTCGTGTATTCGTTATATTTGTTGGTAAAGATCGATTCGCTAAATCCTGGAGTTTTTACTCTCGTGTCGATTAAGTTTGATAGCATGTTTTCTGTTTCCTGAAGTTCCAGATTCATCCCATCAATCTCATTTTGTAAGTCATCCATAACAAGTGTAGATTTGATGACGTTTTTTATTGTATCCATGATGTTTAAATCTTTTAAGAATACTTCATTCAACATTTGAATCGTTGTGCCTTCTAAGACTTCCTGGTAACTCGCCTTGGCATTGCAGTGTGCTTTTCCATCAATGTAGTTTCCGCATTGTTGCATCACTCTTTGAGACTTTGAACCATAATTCCAATAACGTCTCTTTAGGGTTCTACCACATTCGCTACAGATGATCATCGCAGAAAATGGATACTTGTTTGTATATTTTGATAAGTTCTTGTTTTCACCGACTCTGACTTGAGCACGTTCTTTTCTGATGTGTTGTGCTAAGTCAAATGTTTCTTTATTAATAATTGCATCATGACTGTTTTCGGTATAGTATGTTGGTGCGTGATTTTTGTTTTTTACCCTTGTATGATTTAAATAATCGGTACTGACAGTTTTTTGCTGCAGCATGTTACCCATGTACTTTTCATTCTTTAATACTGAAGCTACAGTCGATACCCGCCATAGGCTTTTACCAGCACCTGTTTTATACTTAAGTTCCATCATTCTTTCTGCAATAGCAGAAGGACCTAAGCCACCAATGTACAAGTTAAATATGAGTTTAACTATCTCAGCTTCTTTAGGTTCTATAACCAAATTACCACCACGCTTTTCTTTTGTGTATCCTAAGAACCTAGCATGATTAATTATCGGAACACCTTCTCTAAATCTTCTTTGGACATTCCACTTAACGTTCTCTGAAACGTTTCTTGCCTCTTCCTGAGCCATGGATGCCATCATCGTGAAGAAGAACTCGACTTTAGGATCAATTGAGCTTAAATTCTCTTTTTCGAAGAAAATCTCAACTTTAACTTTACGTAACTCTCTAATGAAGTTGAGCGCATCAACTGTATTTCTTGCAAAGCGTGATATGGACTTTGTTAAGATGATATCAAGTTCACCTTTCTTTGCTCTTGCTATCATCAAGTTGAATTGTTTTCTATTCTTTGTGCTTGTTCCTGATATGCCTTCATCAGCATAGATCCCACAGAATTCCCAGTCAGGATTTTCCGATATTCTTTTGGTATATTCCTCTCTTTGTGCTTCATAACTTGTTTTTTGCTCTAGATTGTCTGTTGATACTCTGACGTATGCACAGACACGCTTCTTTAATATGGGTCTTGATAAATCGTCTAGGTTGACATGAACTTTTGGTTGTATAATTCTTACAGTTTTATTTTGCATAATTTTGAACTCCTTTCGTACTTACATTAATCACTCTAAAAGCAATTAATAGCAAGTCATTAAGCATCTATAGTGTTGCTTTGAGTATTATGATCTGTCACGTTGTATATTTTTGCTAGGGCGTATAAAACTTTATTAAACTCATCAACAGTAATAAGCTGCTGTTGTAGCAAATTTAATATAATTGTTTTTGAAATTTTATATTTCATTTCATCTGTTATAATTGTTTTCATGCTATTGATTTTTGACGCTTTTTTTATGCAAAGAAAAAGGAACTGCCTAAGCAATTCCACCGAAAGGATTCTTGTCATCTGTAAGAAAAAAGATATGACAATGTTTATCTGATTTACCACACATAGTTTAGCATAATAGACATGTTAAAACTATATGCCCGTTGCATAAAAAATTAGAAGAAGTTTTCAATTACAAAATTCTTATTCAATGTAGCCATGTAGACTCCTTTAAAGAGCATGTTTTCTGCATTTGCTTTTGTAAAATACTTAGGCTCATCATTGATGAAGAAAATTCCACCTTTATCTTTATTTAAAAACACTTTCGAAGTATATGTTTTGTCATAATATTCAAAGAGCATCACATGATTGTGTTGATTCGTTTGTGTGCGCCAGTAAAAATCAATTTCAAGTTCGTTCTTTTTAACAACAATTACGTCATCATTTATGGTAGATAATACCATCTGTTGGGAGGGTTCAATTACATTGTTCAAATATTCAAACGACCGAAAGGTCAGTCTTTTATCGTTTCTATTGCTGTATGGATTGCCAATGAGTTCATCAACATTGACATTATAAAATCCGGACAATGTAATGAGATCATGAATCGATATCTCACGAGATCCATTTTCATAATTGACATATCCTTGTCTAGATTTATTGATAACCTTACCTATTTGGACAGTTGACAAATTATTAAGAAGTCTAAGTCGTTTTAAATTCTCACTGATAAATAGATTATTAAAATCAATATCAGTTTTAAGTTGGTTGTTCAT